TTATCTCAACAGGTAAGGCAAGTGTGGGCGCACCGGGGAAGCGCCGAACAGAAACCGCGAAGGCTGTAGGCGACACGCTAGAGCGACTGCGGGAGATGATAGACCCCAACGATACCGGCAAGGTCACGCCTTTTCAGGTGTACAATGCGATAGACGCCCTGAAATGGGGAAAGAGACGGGAGGCCAAGAATGCCGAATGAAGTAGACCGAATCCACAACGCCAATATCCTCAACCACTACGACACACAAGACGGCTTCCTCATCATCCAGTTAGGCGTATCCCTGACAGCGACCTACGAGCCGGATGGAGAGAAGGCGGTGCGGGCGGTAGCGGACAAGGCGGATCGGTTTTTGGTGCCGTGTGTTAAGGTGAGGAGTAAAGGGAGACGATGAACGAACAGACTGACATGTGGTTTATGTACGGCAAGCGGTTGGATCGTGATAAGGTGATGAAGTACGATTACCTTGAAGATGACGGCGGCATGATAATGGCTACTGATACCATCGCGCATTCTACTGAGGAACGTAACGACATCACGAAGAGATGGCAACGTAAGGGCCTGACTGTCTACGTTTGCCCTGTCACGCTGATTGACGCGATAAAGGATAAGGATGATGAGTGACGAGACACCACAAAAGAAACGCTATACCCCACCCGTCGAGGTAAAGACCGAAGCGGCAAAGACTGACACGGATAACCCTGTTGTGGCTTACCTGCGCCTTGATTTCCTCAAAGATGGGACGTATGCCGTGGACAGTGATTTGCCGCTCTCTCTGGCCCATGCAGCGGCATTGTCGGAACTGTCGCGCGACATCTGTAACCATTTTCACGAGGCGGCGCAAAAGGCGGCGTTAGCGAAGGGGCAGATCGGGTTGCCGAGGGTTGATCCACGATTGAGGATGAACTGATGAGAATAGCCGAAATCACCATCCGAGTCCGTGAACATTGGGGCGACCATCTGGACATTGAATTCATTGTCACTGACACCAAAGGGGAGCGTCATGAAGCACATAAGATGGTAGAGCGTGACCACCTGATGAGTGAATTCGATTGGCTGGTTGATAAGGGCGTGCGTGAACTCAAGGATGTCTTGCAGAAGGGCGATAAAGGCCGATGGATTCAGGATGTGCCGAAGGAGAGACGATGAACGAGAAACATGAAGTCATTTTTACCACAGACGGCGTGGAACCGCGAATCTGGATAATCACGGTAGACAGCGCAGAAGTAACGCAAGTACGCGAATCACAGATGGACATTGCCGACAACAACCTCAAACCGCTGTGGGAGGCGTTGGGCGTTACAATTCGGTTTGTGGAGGGAGACGATGAATAATGAATTGACCAATGACCAACTGATAACCCTGCTGCAAGGGCATGGAACGATTTTAGGAGATCGTGCGCAAGAAGTTCTAATTGAGCGCATGAACGGTGCATCGGACGCCAAATATGTTAAGGTAAGTGTGGACAATCTGCGCCCTTTGCTCAAAGATAGGGAGAGGCTAGATAAGTTGCAGAGCCTTGTCAACTACGAGGATAGGGTGATCTTCATGAAAGGGCAGGATGTTCGCGCAGGAATGGACAAAGAGAGCCATCCTGTTTGTGCAGGCGATCCGGTACCCGGCGTCAATGCCGTCGCTGCGCCGGATGTCCCATTCTTCACCAATCTGCCCGATCCATACCGCGCTCAACACCTCGCCATTATGAACGCTGTCCCGTTGCAGGTTTGTACCGTAGAGATGGCGCTGGAGTGGGTGGTTCAGCATCTGCCGACGTTGCTGCATGAGCAGAAGGGGCGGCAAGAGGAAAACCTGAAGTGGCGGCGCATGGTGGATGCTGAGCGTCAGAATGTTTGCGATTTGGAGAACGATCTTCAAATACAAAAGTCTCTTTCTTCTCACGTACCCATCAAGACGGCGGCTGATTATGTAGCATCTGAAATATCCATTGTGGACTATTGGAAGATGAAAGCCGATAATGCCCGCATGGATTATCTCGAACAAGACGCCGAGGGACGCCACACAGACGGGTTGACGCTGCGGCAGAGGGTGGATAAACGGATGCAGGAGGCAGGGAATGGGTAGTATTCGAGAATGGCCTAAAGAGTTGGACGCCTTCATGGAAATGGCTCTTGCACCGAATGCGCCTGTTCTCCTGCACACAATGGTGCGGCATTACCTCCAGATACCGTTCTCCACGCCTACCGCGTTTCTGATGGAAACCATTCGGATGTTGGTCAATGAAAATGCGAACCTACAGGAGATCGTCAATCGGCGCGTGATGTTTGAGATGCCGCCGATTCGGATAGAGGATGCAGGCGGAATCGTCAAGATGGCTGTGGAGCAAGAGCGCGAGCAGTGTGCTCAAGTGACGGAAACAGCCCGCATTGAATACTGCGAGACTTCTGCCGATATGCGCGAGATGTTGGCGGCGAAGATTCGTGCGCGAGGGGCCGTTGCTGAGGAAAAAATTTCCCCAAGTGAGGCCGCACCATGAGCCGAAAACGCCATATCAAGAACGCTGCCCGCCGTCTGCATAAAGATGGTTACTCACGATCTCTGTTCGATACTGCGCATCCTGCCCGCATGTTCGGCGTTGCCAACAGACCGAGCGAGGAGGCGATGCTGACGGCGGCACAGTTCGAGGCAGCACATACGGCGTTATCGGGGACGTTGGAGAATAAACCGCGTCAGTTGGTCGTGCCGATTGTGGCGATCCCGTTTCTGGTGGATCAGGGGATAATCACGCAGGAGCAGGCAGAGGAAGCATTGAAGCCGCGTCAAGAGAGGGTCGTGTGTTCAAATCGTGTGACGGGAGTTAGAGAGACCGAAGATGCCTGACTATTCTTGGATACCCAAAACGCCCGGCACCGAACCGAAACCAGAGAAGCCTGTGGAAAAGTGGGGGTTGATGGAATTGCGCTGGCCTCCGTTTACGGGTGGGTGGTATCGTTCGCCCTATGTGGACTTCAAGAGACAGGATAATTCGGTAACGCATACGGTGAACGGCAAACCGAACGTCACACTTCGCCAATATCTCAAAAAGCAATGTGACTGCCTCATGGCGACAGCAAGCGGACCACGCATGACGATCAAAGGCCCGAAGGTGGAGGGGGAGAAATACACCTATACAGGGCAGATGCACGAGGTAGTTTGCGATAAGTGTGATACGCCGTGGAAGTGGGAGACGATTGAAGAGGAGAGTAAGGATGCCTGATGATGAAAAGCCGCGATATATTTACGATCCTTCTGTAATTCGCTTCGTTCATGGATGGAACGATGATACATTTGCAAGAAGAAGGCAGTATCATTATCCTAATCACGACAAGAAGTATCCACCCGCTGAGACACAGACACTTGCGGAGATATGGGAAGCGATTAAGAAAGAGGAGGGTATGAGTGGAGATGCTGACAATAACCGAACTCGCTGACCGCTACCCCGTCGCCAACACCAACAGCGTCGAGTGCTGGACACGCCTCGTCGCCAAGTGGCGCACCTCCAAGTTATTGCTGCCCGGTACGCATTGGGGCATCCGTCGTCAGGAGAGAGGTCGGAGCCGTCCTGCACGGGAGTACGACGTGCGGCGGGTGATGACGCTGGTACAGGTGTCGGATCATACGTTTGCGGAGAGCGTGAGGCAGGCGCATGGGGAGGGGATTCGGGCGGTGGTTTGTGGAAAGGAAACGGTTGGGATATGAAATCTGACGAGTTGAATGTATTGGTGGGGCGTCACCTGTTGGGTTTTATGAACATAGGCCGCGATAACATGAATTGGTGGATGCGTGACGCCACAGACGCAGAGAAAACGATATTTCCAGAATGTGCAGAACGTCAACCACTTTTGCAGTACAGCACGGAGATTTCGGCGGCGTGGACGCTCATTGAATTTCTCTTGGATAAGAGAGGCGTTCAGATGCAACTTTCTCCTATCGGCTATAACGGTGGATGGCAATGTAAGCGGATAGACCCTGGAGGTAATGCCATAGCGTCGGCAAATTATGCACCGGAAGCAATCTGCATTGCGGCATTGCTGACGGTGGGGATTGATGTGAACGAAATGGATAGGAGATTTTTTCGGGAAGCAGGCAAAGAATGAGCAAGGATTTCACCGAGCAACTGAAGGCGATCCAATGGAAGAACGTGTTCAGAATGACTGAGGAACAAGCCGCCGAATGTGACTACTCGGTGCCGTCTCTGCCTGCCTCCTGTAATGCAGACGGAGTAGTGAGATACTACCCGCCGAATCCATACAAGCACTTGGAAACCTGCACCTGTGATGAGAAGTTTGAAGTCATGCGGTGTCTGCATGGTGAGTTTTGCCCTTCCTTCATAGAAGGGTTGCGCGAAGTATTGAAGACGCCGGAACCGAAACTGTTGGGGTGGATTCAATACAAAACAGAATTCCTTGTGTTGAAGCGGGAGGTATGGGGATGAAATGGGAATTCCCCGCAAACTTCGCCTACCCCTTACAGGCGATCCGAGAAGACGAAGTTCTAAACGCCCGATACCCCGACATGCCGACGTGTAGCGAAGAGGACGCCAAGAAGCGATTCACCGATTTGCTGAACGAAATCTATCCTCAATGCCCGGTGATTGTGGTGGATTTTACTGTTCCGCCGTGGACGATGAGGGAGGAATGCGAAGTTGAGTAGAGTTGCTTCTGATAAACTGCCGAGCGATACCCCTGACACGGAAATGTCAATGGAGGACATAGCCGAAGCCTGCCGTTTCTGGTTGCAGATAAAAGGACACGCCCCTAAAGACGCAAAGAGCGTCTTCACCTCTTTTAACGTTGCCTCAGACATCACCTGTCGCGTCTGGTTTTCAGACAAAACCGCCCCTGATTATACCGAAATCACATAACTTTCCCCACTACCATACCACTTACACATAAGTAACTACCTGATTTTAAGGATTTTCATGTATTCCTGGCCTATCCCCGAATATGGGCCTGCAAGTCAAAAATTGTACTATTATGTGTTAATATGAGAGGGACAGCCTTTTGCGTCTCCCTGTATCCCACCCCTACAGGTTGCAGACGTTTTCGGTGTTGTCTGTCGTCTCTCATCGGGGCAGGCTGTCATTACGACATTAGCCTGTCCTTTTTCTATGCCTGGAGCCTTATGGAACCCGATATTCAGCCGAAGTATACGCCGAGCGAGAAAGACGAAAAGAACCTCGCCAACAACTTTGTTTATCATGCCCCGAAAGAAGGGCAGGCAGAACGTTATACCCACATTCGAGAGTGTGCAGGCGAGTTTGCGCGCCTTCTCGTAGAGCAATGCCCGCCGTCGCGTGAACTCTCAGTGGCGTTGACCGAACTGGAAACTGCCGTCTTTTGGGCGAATGCCGCGATTGCCCGCAACGAGTAATCACGTATGCCAGAAGCGTTGATCCAACTCGAACTCAAACCCTACGCCACTGAACAGGTGAAGCGCATCCTCTGTCAACGCATGAACGACGCCATTGCAGGCGCGCAGGAAAGGGATATTCTCCTCCTGCAACTCGACGATCAACTGGAAGGGCGTATCCAGCCCTACGGCGACAAGCGTTGGCGCGGTGCCTGCATCCTCAATGACCCGATGAGTCGAGAGGCGCACTTAGAATTACTCGCTTTACTCACTCAGGCGCAACGCAAAGACCCGAAGTGGCAGGTGATTGCGCAGAATCCCGGTGATGACGAGAACGCCACACTACAAGAAGCGTGGCTGACCAACAAGGCGGCAGAGTACCGCCTGAACAATATCCTCTACAATGTCGCCTACAATGCCCTCAGAGACCCTTGCGGGGTGTTGTTTGTGGGATGGAAGCAGACGGTTCGCCCTGTTCGCAAACGCATGTTCCGCGACAGTGAATTCCCGGATATGCCGCTGGTAGAGGGGCATCAGAGGGAAGAGGATCGGGAGTACGAAGAAGCGGTAGTCGAGCAGCAGGAAGTCGCGCATCAGGGCTGTGAGTTTCGGACACCCGATTTAGCGGATATTTACCTCTATCCTGCGGACTGTCAGGACATCAAGACCGCCTACGGTATCGGTGAGAGGATGCTTCTCACTGAGGATCAGCTTTTAGACGGTGTGGTGGATTATGGCTATGACGAAGAGGCAGTAGAAGAGTTGATTCGCCTCGGCCCCACGCACTCTATGGGCGGCGACTTACTGCGGACGGTGCGCAACGAATACGACGGCACCTCGAACAACGCCAGTGTGCGCGAAGACGGTTTTTATGAGTGCTTCCTCTACTTCGGGCGTATGCCGAAACTGCGCGACGATGAAGACGCCATACCGGAGCAGTATAGGGCCGATGACCTGATGTGTATGTTATGCCCTCAACAGCAGATTGTGTTCCTGATGGACATATCACCCTACACGGATCGGCCATACATCAGTTTTTCGATGCTCCCGCGTCCGAATCGCCTGCTCGGAATCGGTGCTATGCAACTGCTGGCGACGCTCCAAGATGAAGCGAACGCAAACCTTCAGTTGACCATAGATGGCATGGACCTGGAGATGGCACCGGTACTCGTAGCCCCTGCGGAGTGGATTCAAAAGTACAACGCGTTCAGCATCTACCCCGGCGCGATACTGCCCGAAGACGACCCGAACACCCTGCGGACGCTGGAATGGGGCAGTAAGGCCGAAAAAGGCATGGAGTTACAAGGCGCGATTGTCGGGAGAGGCAAAGGGCTTGTAGCAGCGGAAGGGTATGGGGAGTTGCAGGCGAAGGTTCGCAAGGATGCGGAGATTCAGAACGTCCTTGCCGCCACCGACTCCAAGTTCGACCTCTTCCTTCAAGGCTTTCAAAGCAGCATGGAGGAGTTAGCCGCCCGCATTGTGGCATTGCATGCGCAGTTTGAGGGCGAAGGGTTGCAGGAGAGTTTCAACTATCAGGGCAAGCAGATGGAAGTGAGTGCGCAGAACATGCGGGGGCTGTACCGCTACGTCCCTACTGCTACAAGCACGACCGTGACACCGGAGATGCGGTTGAAGTTGACACAGGCGAAGATTCAGGCCCAGATGGGCTATTTCGCTGCACTCGCGCAGGTCATGCAGATCAGCCCCCAGTTCGCGCCGTTGATTTGGCACGGCGTGCGTCAAGCCCTCTTGGATATGGGGGAACGGCAACCGGAGGAGTGGATAGGCCCGGAGCCACAGATGCCACAACCGCAGGAACTTCCGGCCAATATCGCGCAGTTGGTGGCGTCGGGTGTGCCGCCGCAGGTGATACAGCAGATATTGGCGTCTCAGGGTGGGTTGAATACCGCTCCTGCGGGGAGTGGGGGAGCGTTGTTACAGCAATGAGTTCTTACATTTGGCCTGATTCGTTGCCCTATTGGGAACCGTGCAGCATTGACGATATTGCTGACGATCTGTTTCGCGGTTATACGCCTGTTCAATATGCGATGCGTGATATTTCCGAAGCGTTGGACGTACATCGAACGGATTTTCTTGACCGAATGTCGGCAGAGTTCTGGAAAGAAAGGGGAGTTCGGAGAGATGAGCAAGTTTTCGACTGCAAGACGCAAAGCCTTGCCCAAATCTGATTTCGCCTTACCTTCGGAGCGCAAATATCCGATCCCTCCCGGCGACAGGGCGCACGCAGCGAACGCAAAAGCCCGCGCAACGCAGCAAGAGGCAAAGGGGAACCTGACGCCTGCACAGAAGGCGACCGTAGACGCGAAAGCGAACCGGGTTTTGAAGGGTAAGAAGGCAAAAAACTGATGCCATTGATCGAACTCGAATCGGGGATTTCCGCTGAGGCCCATTGGGAAGCCAAATGTCTGACGTGGGAGATGATTTTCTACAAGGACATTGACAAACGGCAGAAGGGCGAAGCATACGATTGCCTGTTGGCGATAGTTGCGGCGGAAGAATTGCCCGATGTGGTGCGAATCCCGGTCATGCAGGATCAGGAAAGCGCAGATATGGTTCTCCTGTCATGGGCATGGGGGCAAGCCAAAAAGCGGGGCGCAATGAACGAATTCGGGTATGGACGCAAACCCGGTGAAGTGGTGAAGGCGATCAACATTTTCGGAGAGGCGAAGTAAATGGCAGCATCCAGCACCTTTAACGCATCGTGGACGAAAACCAACCTCGCCGGTAACGAGACCGACCATGCCGACGTACCGACCGAGACCAACGCCGCCGCGCCTCAGACCCGCACGCAGCAGACCTTTGTCGCCAACACCTTTGCGGCAATTACGGTGCAGACGGGCGCGGTCAAGGTGGGGATTCAGCCACCCTCCGACAACACCGGGACCATAGTTCTAAAGGGTGAATCGGGTGATGTAACCCATTTGTATCTGCACAAGACGCAGACCTGTTGGCTGTCTATTGATCCGTCGCAGTCCTTTGCGTTTGGGCTTCTGTGCGCGAATACGACGATTATTCAGTTTGTGTGGTTGTAGGGAGATCGCCTTGAAGAAAGCAAAATCCTGTTCGGCGTGTAAGGGCACGGGCATGAAGGGCGCGAAGAAGTGCGCTTCCTGTCGTGGTACGGGCAAGGTGGTGAATCAGAGTACCAAGAAAGAGGATACGCCGTAATGGGTGAGGATACTTTTGTCATCAATCCGCTTGCCGTGGCTTCGTCACAAGAACTCATTGACGAACTGAAGACCCGTCACCGCGCCCTTCTGGTTTGCGTGATGGATGTGGACGACAAAGCAGGTAATGAAGGCGTAGAACGGGTTCGCAATGCCTTTTACGGCGGCGGTTTTACCTGCGTCGGCATGGCGCAGAAGTTTATTCACGACCACTTGAGCGGCAACCATGATACCGATGAGGGATTCGAGGGAGAAGAGTAATGCGCTTCTGGTGGCAAAAACCTGAACCCGAATCCACCGTGCCCGTCATCGAACTCACGCCGCCCGATAACCTGGAGCGTCAGCCGAATTGGGAACGCATTCTGTACTCCGACATCTGGACACAGGAAATCTACCCTTATTATTTTGCCCTTCGTCAGAACGCTCTTGAGAAGTTGATGGAGGCGAAGACGGCAGAAGAGTTTCGTTTCATGCAGGGACAGGCGAAGGCACTGGACGCCATGATAAAGACCCCCGCGCAGATGGTGGCACTCGAAGTGAACCGACAGACGCGGGAAGCCCGCAACGAGGAGAATGATAATGGACGAAGAGGATCTGCAACTGCTGGAAGGGTTGCAAAACTCGCCGCAAGAGGCTGAACCTGAAACAGAGGGCACTCAATACGAGCAGGCGGAATCCGAATCGCAGGAAGAACTAACTTTTCCTGCGCAGTACGACCCGTCGCAGATTTATGCCGGCGATGCGGGTAACGAGTGGAAACCCAACGATGAAGGCGTTTGGCAGATCGTAGCCGAACCTGAAACGCCTGCCCCTGTAGCGACCGCACAGACGCCGGAAGAGAAACCGGCGTACAAACCTGCCGCGCCTGCAATGACCATTCAGGGGATGCCTGAAGAGGTGCGCACGCGGTTGAATGAACTCGCCATTACCGACCCGGTAGCGGCGGCGGCGGAAACGTACCGCTACATGGCCGCGCAGGATCGTCAAGCCCAGGCAATTGCGGCGTGGCAGATGGAGCAGCGTTCCGCCGTTTCCCCCGACTTTTACCGGGTGCATGGCAGAGCGATGGAAGCGCATCTTGCCACCATGCCCGCAGAGCGCAGGGTGACGGAAGAGGCGCAACTCGAAGCCGCCGCTATCGTAGTGTGGCAGGAGATCCAGGCGACAAAAGACCCCGGCGCGGCGTTTGCGCGTGCCGCCGAACTCTTCAACCCGAAACCTGCGGAGAAACCAAAAGCCCCCGCCGCTCCTCCCCGACTGTTGCCACCCTCACAGCGAACGCCCTCTCCTGCCGTCTCTCCCACCGCGACCAGATCGGCGGCGGCAACACGCGGCGCAAGTGTACCGAGCGGCGTGAAGTTTTACATGGAAGAATTCGGCGTGACGGCGGACGAAGCGCAGCGGATTCTGAACCTCAATAGGAGATAACGATATGCGACCAGGATTACCGGGACCACAACCCGGCACCGGCACGAAGATGCACGAAAAGACCGTCGATAACACGCCCCCGCTGCTTTCGGGTGAGACACGCGACTTGCTGCCCGATGGGTGGGACGAATTCAGCCGTACCCCCGAAGAGTTGAAGGATATGGGTGTCCGGGACGATGAGGTTATCACCTATATCCGCAACCCGGCAGAGTGGCAGCAATACGAGCATAAGGACCGTTCGCGGGAGTTCAAGCGTGAGACACCAGGTGGCAGGATCTTGACCGACGAAAAAGGCCATCCCTTCATCCACGGCGACACGTTGGTTGCTGCTATGCCCCGCGCCTTGTTCGAGGAGCGTGAACGTCAGCGACAGAGGGAAACGGCGGAATTCGACGCGCAGACCGAGAACCCGGAAGAGACGGAGTTTGCCGAGATCCCCCGCTTTAAGATCGAACCCGGTCAGTACGGCGCACGCGCACAACAGCAGCATCAACGCAACGTGCAGGCGGGTCTGATCGGCGGTCAGTTTGCGGGTATGCCGGTGGAGATGGTCGTCAAGCAGATTGGCAAGGAACGTTACGAGGCGGAACAGGCGAAGTACCGCAACGGAGGACGCCATCAGACGCCTACACGCTCCGAGACCCAGGAGGGCGCACGGGGGGATAGACAAGAAGCCTACAGGCAATCACAGGGAGGCGGGAAGATCGTGTCCATCCCTGCGGGCGTGAGGCCGCGCAATACGATGGCTGCGGCGGCTGCGCGAAAAGGTTAATCATATATCCGGCATCTTAGGCTGATCACTGAAAGCCTCCCACCCCGGAGGCCCGTTGCCGGATAATAGCATGGGGTTCTTCACTTGGGGGATGTGAGACAGGACAAAACGAACAGTGTCTCATTCTGTTGATTTTGCGCGTGCAGGCTCCTCCAATATGGGGGCGGGACTGACGCGAAGCTATGACGTGGACGTATCGCAGACCATCAGCGCCGGTGACATCGTTGTTCTCAACAACGCCAACAGTACGGTAAGGGTCTGCAAACTGACAAGCACGATGATTGCCGCAAGTTTTACCAACACCTCCGTGGCGGGACTGTTGGGCGTGGCGAAGCACGACGTGAAGACCGATTCGGCAGGTGCGCCGGTCGGAGGCGTCACCCCACCTTCTACTGTCGCCGCAGGTGCCGCGCCGCAGTACCCTCTGCCCTCCTACGCCGCAGGTATCGACACTGACCCCGTGACTGGCAACGCCCGCCTGCTCGTGCAGGTGTTCAACGACGACAGCGAGTTCTATATCCGTGCGCAGGCGTCGGGTAATGCGGCGGTGACGGTCTCCTCTACCAAGATCGGCCACACCATCGGGATTCAGACTTACAACACCGTGGACTTTGCGGCAAATGAGTCCTCGGTCACTGCCGACATCGTGGGCGAGGTGACGGCGGTCAACGAGACCGATCCGTTCTTCAATGTCTCCTCCACGCAGTGCAAGTACCTGTTCTCGGTCAAGCCTGCGTATCAGCAGTACCTTACCGGTATCTTTTACGCGGCGGCGACGTAAACCCCGCGTTACCAGTTCCGGGGGATAGGCTGGCCCCTGAAACTCTCCCGCCCTGGAGATTTTCCCCCGGATAGATATTCGTTGTCAGGGCGCGTTTCACGAGGGCGAGTGAGGACAAGGAACCTCACCACAGATGAGTCAAGACCTGACTCCACTTTTCAGCAAAGGCATCTCCAAGCAGTTTGGAATAGCATACGACGCATGGCCGACCGTGCTGCCTCAGATTTTCCACATGGGGCAAATGGACGGCAGGTATACGGATGAACAAAACTGGGAGATGTACGGTCTCCCGCTGCGCCGTGGACCCGGTGAAGGCGTCGCGCAGGGTCAGTTCAAGCCGTCCTTCGGTAAGCGGTACACCCCGGTCAACTACGCCCTCGGTGATATATTGGCGTACGAGGACTGGAAGGACGACCAGTACGGCGTCATGGCGAAAGTCCTTCCCACAAAGGGCGGTCAGTTGGCTGTGTCCCATCAGACGCTCAAGGAGATCGTGGCGGCGAACTTCTTCAAAAACATCGCCTTCGCCACTGTCGGCAACAATACCCCGCAGATGGCAGACGGACAGCCTCTCTTCTCCACCGCGCACCCGATCAGTCAGGCCAATAGCGGCGTAACCGTCAGCAATCGCGCCTCATCGGGCGGCGACCTGTCCTTTGCCACCTATGACGCGGGCGCGGTGAACATCCGGCAGCAGAAAGCCGCGAACAACACGCAGTTTTTGCAGAACAACCCGCGTGTATTGGTGGTGAACCCTGTCCTGCATCGCGTGGCGAATCAGATCATGCGCGGCGATTGGGAGAGAGGGACGGCGGATCGAAACCTCAACATCTACAAAAACGATGCGGACGTTATCGAGTGGCCCTACTTCCAGGCATCGGGTTCCACCGGCACGAATAACAGTTGGTTCATCGTGGCGGATAACCATTACCTCCAGTTCCTTATCCGGCAGGAGGCCGAAATCACCACCGATTACGCGATTGGAGTACAGGCATACGTGTTTGTATCTACTTCACGTTTTGTCTGTGGTTCGTCGGACTGGAGGGGCTGCTACGGAAACGCAGGAGCTTAATGTCATTGCTTACAATAAAGCAGAAAGGAAGTGAGCAATGCCTGAATATACGCATCTATCAAACCTTGCCGTGAACGGACCCGATGGGGACGGCACCGGTATCATACAACTCAACGGCGTGAACGTCACCACCATCACCACAGCGGGTATCATCGGCGCGGCGGGATCGAGCAGTGCAGGCGGCAACGCAACGGCAACAGGCGGCGCAGGAAATGGCGCGTTTGCAGGCGGTGCGGTCGTCATCACAGGCGGTGCGTCGGGTGCAGGCGCAACCGGCGCAGGTGGTGCCGTCACCTCTGTCGGCGGTGCGGCACTCAGCACAAACGGCGCGGGCGGGGCAGTCACCGGCACGGGCGGCGTCGGCAAAGGCAGCGGGAACGGTGGCGCAACCACTCTCACAGGCGGCGCAGCGGATCTGACCGGGGCTGGCGGCGCGGGCGGTATCACAGGCGGCAGAGGTGGCACCACCTCCGGCGCGGGTGGTGCCGTGAACCTGACCGGTGGTGCAGGCGGTGCGGCTGGAACCGGCGCAGGAGGCGCAGCAAGCGTCATCGGCGGTGGGTCTGGAACAGGCGCGACGGGTAACGGCGGCGCAGCATCTCTCACCGGAGGCGCGGCGCTCTCAACGGCTGGCACAGGTGGTGCGGTTTCGATGATCGGCGGCGTGGGCACGACCACAGGCGCAGGAGGGGCGGTAACGATTACCTCCGGTGCCGGTGGTACAAGTGGGTTGTCGGGGGCGGTGGCAATCTCTACCGGCGTCGGCGGCACAACCTCCGCGTCGGGTGTCCTGACTATCGGGACAGGCGCACCAACCGCAGGCGCAGGCGCGGCATCCGGTGCCATGACCATCACCACGGCAGCAGGTGCAACCGGCACAACCGGAACCGCAGGCGGTGCGTCCGGGGCAGTCACCCTCGGCAGCAATGCAGGCGGTACCTCTGGCACCTCCACGGGTGGCGCAGGCGGGGCGGTCACGGTCTCCACGGGCGCAGGTGGCGCAGTCGTCACTTCTACCGGCACCGGAGGCGCAGGCGGATTGCTTACCCTCTCCGCAGGCGCAGGCGGCGGAACCAATGCCGTCACAGGTGGTGCGGGCGGTGGGGTTGCCATCACGGCGGGCGCGGGCGGTACGGGTTCCACGACGGGCGGCGCGGCAGGCGCAGTCACCATCACGGCAGGCGCGGGCGGCAACGGTTCCGGCTCTATCGCGGGTGGTGCGATCACACTGACAGCAGGCGCGGGTGGTACGGGCGGCACGGCGGCGGGTGGGAACATCAACCTTATCCCCGGCGCGGCAGTCAGTACTGGTGTGCCTGGTGAAGTGTTGGTGAACTCTGTGGCGGGGCTGTTTGATGCGATCTGGCAGCAATACCTGCCCGCAAGCGTCCCGGTGTCGGGAAGTTCCTATACCTTCTTCATGGCGAACCGTGCCTATCGCGTGAAGGCAGCATCCTGTTCCTGCTCCTCGACGGCGACGGTTCCGACCGTGGACGTTATCAAGGACACCGGCACCACGGCCCCAGGCGGCGGTACGAGCGTGCTTACTGCCGTGATGACCTTTGACACCACGGCGAACACGCGCGTGGTCGGAAGCGTGACTACCACCGTGGCGACGAAGACCCTTGCGGCAGGGGATCGGTTAGCGGTGAAGTGGGGCGGTACGATTGGCTCCATCACTGGCGCGATTGTCTCCGTGACCCTCGTTCCGGTCTAAACTGCGTTACCGGGCTAGGGAGTGCAGCCCGAAGAGGCGGTCTTTCCTTCGCCGCTCTGCCCGGTAACAACTTAAACGAAGGCGCATTGAAAGGAGAATGCAATGGACGTTTTAGAGTACATCGAGAAGCGGAGTGTTGAACTCAGTCAACTGCTGGCGCAGAGGGCGTTTGAACAGGATAAGCAGGCGGTGGACGAGATCCGAGGCGCGTTGATGGAATTCAACGCCATGAAGATAGCGTTCACACCAACCGTGGAAATTACCGTGGAAGATCCTGAAAAGGACGAGTAATGCCATTACGCAGATTCCCTCTACCTTACCGAAATAACCCTCAGTTACTACGTCAGCAGGGGTTCAGAACGCAGGACGAACAAACCGGCTTCTGGACCTACTCTGACCTGATCGTAACGGACGACTACGGCACACAGGTAGACGGCACGGGTAACGGCTTCGACTGGGATAAAACAGAGGGTCAGGGCGTCGGGTTGTCCTCCGTAGACATTCAAGGAGGTTCGGTTTTCCTGACAAATGGGGGGAGGGATACACCTGCATCGGAGGGCGGCACGGGCGGAGGCACCAACCCCGACGCGAGCATGGTGGTGCTGTATGCCTCTAATCAGGGTTTTGTCATCACCTGTGACGATATTGCTTCATCGTTCACAGGCCCGAATATCACCTTCTCGGTGCCTGCCCAAACCTATACCGCCTTTACGTTCCAATGGGCAGGCGATTGGTCGTATACCTACCCGATTTTAGGAGTGCCGATTCAGTTGGAACTCTCGCCGCCTGCCTCTATAGAGGGCGTGGCGAGTAGTCAGGTGGTGACAGGTGACGGGCATTTTGACCCGTCCTTCTCACCTAGCAGTCCTTCTACTAACGCAAGCATTCTAGCACTCATCAACGCGGCGGCGGGCGGGGTGCTGACGCTCAGGACGATCATAGACTTTTTCAGCGCCGTCTATACCGGCAACACGGCGCAGTTCACGACCACGAACTTGACGTTGACACTGTACTACAATGCCTGACCGATGACGGCAGCGATCAGGTTTTGGCCTTGTTGATTGGGATGCTCGCCATCCGCTTCAAGGAGACCGGGTTTCTGTAAGGCTAATTCGATGTCCGCGACCTTACACCCGTATTCGGTGGCAAGAGAGCGCACAGAGGCGTTGAGTGGGGCAGGATCGCCCACACTGGTATTCGGTACGGTGCAGAGGATAACTTTGATATTATGGACGTGACACTGCTGGATGATGGCTTCAACATTTTCGCGGTAGGACGCCGCAGAGACGCCGTTCTGAATGTCGTTCAATCCGCATTCGAGGACAAGTGTTTCCGGGTGTGGGACAAAGCACTCTTGGATTCGGGCAAGCATTTGTGCCGAAGTGTCACCGCCGATTCCTCTGTTGATGCTGACGATGCCGGGGATAAGGTTCGGGTAGGTGGTGACGTTCGGAGCGTGTGACGACCCGCCTGCAAGGGAATCACCTAAGAAGACGACAGTTTTCGTATACATTGTATACTTTTGAGATGAACCACTGCCACATCCGACAACAGCGGCGAGAACAATCGGTATCAGGTAGCGCATAGGGGAATCCTTTCTAAATGGCATTACACAGTCAAGCGGATATGAGAGACGACGTGCGCAGGCTTCTCGCTATCGTTCCGCCTATCGACACCTCCTCCGGTGCGGCAGGCGCACTTCCGACTGCCCAACCTGACCCTGACAACCCCACCATCAACACCGCTATCAATCAGGCTATCGAAGCCCTGAATAGAATCGTTCGGGTGGGGCCATTCACGGATTACACGATTTCTGTACCTGCTTATACGACTGACAAGCGTTCGGTTGCATGGGTGAATGTGTCAACTATTGAACCGCCCGGTGGTGGAGTATTTCACGCTACCGAGATTCTTGACGTGCTATGGACAGGAACGGATGGGAACACCAACCGCCTCCAACCTCAGCAATATTACGGTTCCACGAAGGCATATACGCAGTTTCAGCAGTACAAACCCGCGACGCGTCCTTCTCAGTTTATCACAACCGGTGTACAGATCGGCCTTTTGCCTGCCCCTACCGAAGCGGGGATTCTCACATTCTCTGCCGCATCGGGTCAAAGTGCTTTGCTTACCGACACCGACGTTCCTGCCTATATCCCGGACGACTACGAATTCTGTCTCGTCTATTGGGCCGTGATGTTGCTCTCTGCTCGTGAAGCGCAGTCGGTGGAAGCACAGAGCCGATACCCGGCGTTTCAGCAGTTGGCCGCACAATCCATGCTTCAGGTCTATCAGTGGAAGAACGGGTACGATGACACCGGGGTAGAAGTCGCCCGAAACATCCTGATGATGACGCCCATAAACACGCAACAGCAGCGTATGCAGGCGACGGGTCAAGCACAGGGAGGCAAGTAATGGCGGTTCCTGACGTGTGGCAAGAATCCGACAGCGCGCAAACCTTTATCACGCGTCCGAACATGCGCGATACCATCCGCCGCAAGAAGGGCATCACGCCGCCTATTGACGACATCGACGGGGCGGTTCCAGGCGAGGAACCCGCAGGAGAATCGTGGCCGTCAAACGTGGTGTTGAATCAGGCGATAGGGGATAGCATCCGTGAAATCAGCCGCCGTACGATGTTTCACTCCGCAACCTCGGTGACAATTGACGTGTCGGCGCAATCCGCGAATGGCCCGTTGTGGATACCGCTTCAGGGACATATCTACGGGTTGCAGAATAGTATCAATGAGGTCAAGCGGGTGATATGGACCACTGGAGACACCCCGATACGACTGAAACCGACTGATTACAGGCAGTTGGATCGACAGGGGCAGACGATGGAGTTGCAAAACCCCGGACAGCCGCGTTGGTTCTTCCTCGAAGCCTACCAACTGGCAATTCTGCCTGCACCCGATACGTCAGGCACACTTACGCTGTGGGTAGGAACAGGACTGCCCAACTTCACCAACGATCAGGCAACGTTGGATCAGTTGCCAATGGACTATATTGAGGTCATTGAAGATATGGCGGTGGTGAAGTTGTGTCAGATGCGACCCGATCAACCGATGGCAGTTCAGCATTTGCAACTCTACGGGGCATCGTCGGCGCGGGGGATAGACGATATTATCAAATGGCTGAATCGGGGGAATGAGGCGTTACAGCCGTCGCTTGTTGCGGCGTCGAGGAGACGGATAAGGTGGGTTTAGAGAGAGGAAAAGGAAACGTGCGCTTTGTCCCCTCTTCCTCTACCCGGCGTAAGGATCAGGAATGCAGACTCGAACTGCTGGAATGCCCCGTTTCGCGAAGCCCCGCTCGATCATAGCGGACCATCCCGTCTTACGCATTTCCCCTGCAAGGTGGGGACATTATACCATAAGGAGCAAAAACCTTTGTACGAACCAACAGAAGACGACCTGAAGCGCAACGAGAACAACTTTACCTACCATCCGCCTCTGCCCGGACAGCAGGAGCGATATATCGCCATTCGTAACGGCGCAAAGGACTTCGCCACTCTCCTGCTGACGCTCTGCCCGCCGTCACGAGAACGAAGCGTTGCAATCACAGAACTCGAAACCGCCTGCTTCTGGGCCAATGCCGCCATTGCGAGAAATGAGAAACTATAATGAAGAAAACGACCATGCCAGTTCGCGCACCGCAACCCATCATACCGCCCGTCATGCAGGCACAACCAAAACCCATGCCCTCCACCCCGCGCCCGACGAAAGCGGCGGTTGCGGTGAAAATCAGCACGCCGATGAAGCCGACGCCCGGTATGGCAACCCCTGTTACGCAGGGCAAGGTCAGCAATGCAGGCGCACCGCCGAAGCCGATGACCCCGAAACAGTTTAAGGCAGGCCGGATGCGTGGCCCGAACGGAATAAAGTGATGACACAAGAAGAATTGCAAAAACGAGGTAAGAAACTGGTTCCTTGCGTGGGATGGAGAGAGTTTTATCGGGTAGAAGATGGCAAGGTTTTCCTTAAAGCCCCTCATCGAAGCATGAGTGATGTTGAACTGTCGCCAACAAAGCACTTATTTGCTTACGAAGCGGTAGGACTAATTCGTGTTTCGTGGTGGCGGAAAATAGCGAAGCGTATTAAGTTTGCTATTCAAGTTCTGAGAGGATAGACACATCGCCCGGTTATCCCATGACCTCGTATCAGCACCGCAGGGACAGAACTCTGCGAAAGATCCCGCCGCCCTCGGCCCGCTGGAAGCACAATCTCTTGTCAACTTTCTGTGCGATAGATTGGGCAAGATCCGGGGGAACGTGCGAAACGTAGACCTGACCTTTACGCCAACACTCGCCTCCGTCACATCCAACGCCTACGGTTTAGGGTGGCTCCCACAGCAGGATGTGGTAATAAACTCCGGCCCGACACCGACCACGCCCGCACCGGCACGACTGGCGATGGCCCTCTATAGTGGTTCCGCGCAAGTTCTTACCTCCTACGCCCTCGTATCTCCTGCGGATGGGGGGACGCTGACGTACCCGCCGACGTTTGACAACAAGGGCGGCACGATAGGCGTGTTCAACGCTCTCCGGTGTCGTTTCGCAGCGTTCGGGCCAGAACTGTACGGGGTGCAGGATCAGAACAACATCGCCAACTACCGGATGCTCGCTAACGGTGATTGGTACAACATGGGATTGCAGACCATGAACGCCCTCACCGTCGCCTTGCGGACGCCTGGAGGCCCACAGAACCCTACCGGCAACAGAACCTATGTTTTCACGACGGTGGACAATCAGGGCAGAGAAAGCAGTCCCTCTCCTCCTTCCTCCGTTCTCGCCTTCGGTGGGGGCTTAACGGATGTGGGTGACATCACGATGCCGATAGGGTTTAACACCACCTTTGCGGACGTGGTGAGCGCGAATATCTATGCTACTACCGGCAACGGGGCGCTGTACTACAAAATCGGTTCCACGACCAACAAGGGCGGCGGCGTGGTGTTGACGGACAATTTTACGGACGCGCAGGTGGCAGCGGGGGCGAGTGCGCCCAACTTCGGTCAAAACGACCCGCCGCTACCCGCCTCGATCATCACGACGCATAAGAACTATGTGATTCTGAATGTGAATAGTGATGCGAACAGTATTCAAATCAGTAACTTTGGGAGTGCAACGCAGTTCTCTACAACCGGGTTACTGCTGGATGTGAACCAACAGGTGACAAACCCGAATGACGGAATCACCTTACAGATTTCTTCGGATAGTGGTAACGACGTGACCGGATTGGCGTCTCTGGGTTCCGTTCTGTGTATCGGGCGACGACGCTCAACGTGGGTACTGTTCGGTGACTCAATCGTGGACTTCATACCGCGCAAGGTGTCCGATCATGGGAACGTAAGCCCTGATGCGATGATACGGTGTGACAACGAAGTGCTGTTTCTGTCTCAGGACGGCGTGTATGCGATTGGTCAGCAGTTTGAGGTTCAGAAGATCAGCGGGGATTTGGATGACAAATTTTATACCCTGATGTCCACCACGGCGGGGATTGCTTCGATGTATGCCGCGACCGCCTTCTTCGTTCAGCGGCACTATGTCCTGTGCATCGGTACAAGCATGTATGCCTTTAACGTCGATACCCGCAAATGGCTCACAATTTCTGTGGGCGTCACGGTGAATTGTGCGGTGGTGGCATATCCGCCGAACTCGCCCGCATTGGCGCTTATGGGGCGCACCGACGCGCAGAAGATCAGTTTGTTGGATCTCATCAGCCAAAACGTCGCCACAACTGGCATGTCTGTCCGTACCCGGTTTCTGGACTTTACCATGCCGTCGAAGGAACGCAACGAGATCGGGATGCAGGAACCGAGGGCCGCGCAGAAGAGGCTTGCAAGGTGGCGGATCTTCGGAAGCGGTACCTCGATGTCGGGTACGGTGGTGGTGACGGTAGATGGACGCACACAAACCTACACCCTCGCAAGTATCGAATCCGACTCCGCGCAGGGGATATTGTTCTCGCAGGAGTTTCCTGCCTCCGCGACCGGCAGGGCATTCGATATTACGGTGAACCTTGCAGGCACGGGGGTAGAGTTGAGCGATCAGTTGATAGAGGCCGTTCTGGTAGGGTGAGGAAATTTTTTCTCCGTCAACGGCCTGAAAGGAAAGACTATGGTGAGATTTCCGGTTCAGTCAAGTAACCTCGCTGATGTGGGGTGGGAGAATAACGTCATGGAGGTTGGTTTCAAAGGCAAGAACGGCACTCTCGGCGATGTAGGCCAATATGCGGGCGTTCCTGAATCGGAGTACATCGGATTGATGAGTGCCCCGAGTGCAGGCAAGTACCTTGCGGAGCATATCAAGGGGCGATACCCTTACACGAAAGTGAGCGGATGATGATTGAATCCATGCAGGCACATATCGGTATGTTTCGGAGCTGCGTAAAGCCGAACCGAACCTTTGTTTCCAAGAACAACACAAAGGAGCAAAAAGAATGGGCACGTCAATGGGCACAGGGGCGGTACGTCGTTGAAGTAGATGCGTTTGACGGTCTCTCTTTTGTAGACGACAGCATAGCGGTGCAGGCGACATTGCACGCAAAAGGGATTAAAGTCTAGTGGTTGCGCCGACCCGATTAGTTAGCGAAGTCCTGCCTGGTAAAGGCTATCAGACCGAACAGAGCCTCGTGAATATCACGAACGCCCTGAATCGCCTGCAAGCCGTTGCCGCGCCTGGTATCCGTGTCGTGGATTTGACCAATTCCAACGACGTGATGCAGACCACGGACAACAACGGCACGGTGATTTTTACCGCATCGGGCGCAGCGGCGTCTTTCACGTTTCTGCCGACTGTGACCATGCTGACCTCGATAGTTAGGTTAGTCAACAATGGGGTAAATGCCGTTACTCTGGTTCCGTCGAGTTCTGATGACACGATAGACACGGTTTCTATTCCGTCAGATGCGGCTTATTGGTTTCAGTCAGACGGGGCGAGTAAGTGGTACAGGATTGCGACCAACGCTTCGTTCGGTGCTACGCAGACGTACAACATTACCAACGTGACCACAGACCGGGCGTATGATGCGAATGCTACGACGCTGGATGAGATTGCGGACACGCTCGGAACGCTTATCGAAGACCTCCGAGCAAAGGGGATAGTGGCATGACACGTTTTGGCGGCGTTCTCTCAAGCGATAATCTGCCTGTTGGCCCGAAGGGGGATAAAGGCGATGCGGGCAGCGTTGGCGCAACTGGAGCGCAGGGGATACAGGGCGTGAAGGGCGATACTGGAAGTGTTGGGGCCACAGGTGCACCGGGAGCGGCAGGTGCGACCGGCGCAGGTGGCATATCGTATAACTTTGTGGATAACGAGAAACCGACAGGGGCAGTGTCGGGACTGAACACAAACTACACCTTAGCGCATACACCGACCGCAGGGAGTTTGAAGGTCTACATAGCGGGGCTGAGGATAGATCCTGCAAGTTTCTCCCTCTCTGGTGCCGTGATGACCGTTTTGACGGCATTGGTTACGGGGTTGGTGATAGTGGAGTATCGGTACTGAGAAGGCGGAATACTCTCGGCAGTAGTTGGCATTACTTTAGGGATTGGGAAAGGTGTGGAGAAAGTCGTTATTTACTCCTCGTATGGTGATGGTCTGCGCGACCGGATCGGCGCAAACGACATACTGTTTTCCGTCTTCGCCCTGGAAGAAGTTGGACGTTGGGGTAGTCTCGATAAGTTCGTATTGAACAGACTCGATCAGGAGAGTTGCAAGTATCTCCGCAGGGACGCCTTCGGGATTGCGAGATGTGACTTTGCAAATACTATTGCCGTTGGCATCATTCACCGAACACGATTCGGAGAAAGAAGTTCCGAGTTTCCACGGAATAGGATGCTTTTCGGTTATTTGTTTGAGTATCTGAGGATTCATTTTCGGTTTTGGTTCCTTTCGCTTTATCTGACAGTGTACCCGAAGAAAAGGTTACTTTATGCCCACCACAGGTGCAGTTGAATATATCGGAACGGCGATAGGCTCCACCGCCTTTAGCCCCACATACGCCCTATCGAAGTCTAATGACGACGATACGACGACCTTCTACGCCTCCAACGCTACGGGTAATACGATCCATATAGGGCAGGATATGGGCGTAAACGTCACGCCTGACGCGATGCTATGGATACCCCGCTTTGACCGAACAGGGACTAACTTTGCAACGCTTACGAGCGGGGCAAACCTGCGCTACAGCGACGATAACATAACCTACATCATCCTGACAAGTACCTTTATCCCTCTTGGAACGGCAGACTATCCGACCTCAAGCGGTAGCACATTCCGAGGGGCGTGGAATAGGAAGGCGATAAGCGGAGCAGGGAGTCATCGGTATTGGGATGTTATCAACGTCAAGAGCGGATCGTTTGACTTTACGGAGTTGGCATGGGAGGGGCCGGTAAACCTGGCGATGGCTAACTACCGACCTTGCCGACCTCGCGCAACTCCCGGAAGCGGACGGTACGCGGTAGGGCAGTCGATCACCTTTACAAGCCGCACGACTTCGGGAACGTGTTACTGGCTTGCGACAAGCGACGGAACAGAACCGGGGACTCCGACGAATGCGAGTAACACCGGGGCGTTTACTCCGACAAGTACGAGCGTACAGCAGAAGGTGAAGGTCGTCTGTTATGACGCCTCCTGTCCGACTAACTATAGCGAAGTGGTGGAGTTCTACTACAACGTTCCCGCGCAGTTCGCGCCTCTCTTGACGGTGCAGCAAGGGGAGTACGATTGGGATAGCGGCATTCGTAGCGCGAGGATCGAATCGCACGGTGGGCATTACTTAGACGACACGGCGCATAGCGGGTATTACTACCGGCTAGGCGATAAGATGAACCCGGACAATGTTGAAACCGGGGCCTATCCGCCCGATGGGAACTTCTACTACGGAACGTGTCTCTATCGTTCAACCGACCTTTTGAATTGGGAAAGCCCGAATGCGGACGGTTCACCCTTCTACGTTCTCTCCACCTTGCCGGGGCTTGTTGCGGGCGAACAGCACATAGAGCGCCCGACGATGATACGCAATCCCAATACAGCCGGGGACGCGAACAAGCAGTACCTTATTTACTCACACGTCGCCGTAAACTACAATGACGACGATTACTGCCTGATCTCTTACGCGCCGACTCCTGCAAGCGCCTTTACCAACGTTGCAACACCCTTCAAACCTGACGGTTTCGGAGTCAAGGACTGTTGCGCCTTTGTGCAGAGCAATAACGATGTGTGGTTTGTGTACACGAACTCTGCTGTCGGCGGGGATCATGTTGTAGCGTACAAAGCGGACTCGGCAACGGGCAACTGCTCGTTTACGGCGACAGGGGGTACTATATTTGCGGGAACAAACCAGGAAGCCCCGCAGATGTTTGAGCGCAACGGCTATATCTTCTTAATGACGGGGAAGGGTCTGCTCTACGGGGCGCAGACGCAGGTTGCCGCGCAGTATCAGGTAGCCACAACCGTTTTAGGATTATCGGCAAGTACGCCAACATCCGTATGGCAAGCACCGGCTCCGCTCATCGGCACAACGCTCTACTTCGCACAACCTTCGTTCGTCCAAAAGGTTGCCGGGCAGGACGTATGGATCGCGGGCTTTGACGTGTGGGATGTGGTTGACGCGGGCGCGGATATGTACAACGCGGGGTACGTCAGAGAGCGGATCGTCTTTGATTCCGACACCGCATTCCACATTAACCAGGATACAACATGGAGTTTTCTCGCAACCGGCGTCGTCAGCACCTCCCTTGTCACCGCCACCACCCTGACCGTCTCTACCACGGCAGCGAGCGGGGGAACGTCGCCCTATAACTATCAGTTCCAACGTGCGCCTGACGTTGCAGGATCGCCAGGGAGTTTTTCAAACATTGGACCGAACAGTTCCGCCACCTCTTACGGCGATACGGGTTTGACCGCCAACACAACTTATTGGTATCGGGTGGTGGTGACGGACACAGACGGCGGGGTGGTGAATAGTTCCTCAGTGAGTGTCACTACGTCGGCGGCACCTGTGGCGGGCGGTGGGAACCCGACCGCAAGTCTCTCTTATCCAACTACGCGCAAAGTTGTCCGCTTCTCCGGTGGTGCAGGCGGAATATCCTGAAAGGAAATAAACCATGATTGTCTTTCCTCAATATCCCAACGAGACGCCCGTCGCAAAGTTCTCTGCAAGTTCTACATCCTATCGCGTTATCGCTACAGATGGCGTGGACTATGCAAGTTTAGCAGCATTAGCGGCGGCGGGCAAGACGCCTTTTCCGGGGGTGGATTCAGGTATTCAATTAGGCGCGTTGGCGGTAGTCTCCACGGATGGCAGTAACGCGGCAGGAAGTCCGATCCGTGTCAAGTTGAATTCCGCTACTGCTCCGACTTCGGGAACAGGCCAGTGGATACCGGGCGGAACCATCGGTATCTTCAATCCCGGTATTGTCACCTCGGTCTGGGTGCAGAAAACGGTGGGGGGTGACGTTGCCGAACTTATCTATCGGTACTGAATGGCGTGGTATACTGTCAGCATGGAAATCGTATTCCGACTAGCCCAATGCCGCGACATTCTGACACTCGGACAGCACATTCAAAACGTCGTCGAGGTGTCCGACCTACAAGTTGCGCAACCTGCCCGCATCTGTCGGATGGTAGATGAAGCGGTGAGTACCGGGAATGCGTTTGTATGCGAAGTAGACGGCAAGGTAGTGGGAAGTCTCTGCGCGAAGTGGAGAGAAGATTGGTTCGGTGCGCGAACGGTGGAGATCGGGAACCTCTGGATGAACAAAGGCCAATCTCCCCGAACGGTGTACCGTCTTCTGCTGTTTGCGTATGAGCACCTGTCGACACGGGGCGCGGAGCAGTTCATGTTGACCGAAGCGGCAGGCAGTCCACACAAGCCTTTCGCGGCGTTGGGATTTAAGACGGTGGCGACTATCAAGGTAGGGAGTGTTGACGAGGTAGGACAAGCCTTGTTAAAGCGAGGTAAATAAACGACATGAGTTTACTAGGGATTCACGGAGATCAATCAAATCAGCATCAAGCAGACGCCAACGCATCCACGGCGGCAGGCTTTCGCACGAACGCCGGAAACCAATACAACACCCTCAGCAACGAAGGTGGCGCGAACACACAGATGTTCTCCTCCCAGGTGCCGGGACTGATTAGCAACTTCAAGGCCAATGCCGGTATCAATCAAGATGTAAACGGTAAGATCGGGAATCCCTTCGCACTAACTCCCGATCAGCAGACCATTCTAAACGGCCATGTAGACGACCTTACCAAGCGTCAAAACACGGCTATTGAACAACTCAGAAACTCGCTCGCCCAAAAAGGCATAAACGACCCCCGCTATATCGCCAATGCCGAGGCCAACATCCGGCAGGGCTTCGGTGGTCTGATAAGTCAGCATCAAGCCGCTTTCGGGGAGCAGGCGAAGACCGACCGGCAGAACGCCCTCCAGCAGCTAATGCAGTACCTTCAGGGGATCAATCAGGTAGGGACGGGGCAGCAGGAGACGGCGGCAGGTGGGACGGCGAACCTCGCGGGGCAGACGCAGACGGCGGCGAACCAGTACCAACAGCAGCAGAACCAGAGCGATGCGAACTTTAACAATTCCCTCGGTGGGTTGACGAATCTTGTCGGGTTCGGTTCCGGTGGCGGATTCGGTTCCTTGCCTAACATCTTCGGGGGTCATGGGGCGACATCGGGTTCGGGGAGCGGGAACAATCAGACGGCGGATTATACCAACCTCGGCCCGTTCTCTGCCGACAACCCCTTCACACAACAGCCTGCCGCCCTGCCGTGGGCATCGTCGGCAAGTTCTAATCCGTTCGGGGCGTATGCGGGGAACAGCCTGACGGATTACCCGATGTTTGGCACGTCGCCGGGTAATTACGGCTATTAAGGAGTCGGGAATTATGGACAATCCATTCAGTACCTTTGTTTCCGGCTATCAAGGCGGTCAGGCACTCCAAATGCGCCGCGTCGATCAGCAGGCCCAACAGGACGCGCAGGACGCCGCACAGGACGCACTGGCGGCACAGACGGCGTATCAGCAGACGCAGGACACGCAGCGTCAGGCGAACACGGACAGGGCGTTCGGTGCAGGCCAGAAGCAACAGGATTTCGAGAATGACCTCGCCACGCAGCGGCATCAGTTGGACATCACCAAGACGAAGCAATCCGACGAATACCATGACGGGCAGATAATGCTCGGATTGGAGAAGTTGAAGCAGCAGTACGGGAAAGTGTTTGCGGATAAGTTCATGGATGTGTACAAGCAGGCGCGGGCGGGCGGTGCGGGATCGCTGGACGCTTACACGCAGGCCATGATCTTAGCGCATCAGTTTGACCATCAGGGGAATCCGTTGACACCTGAAACTGCCGCGCACATGGGGCAGAACAATCTGCATCCGTTCTCGCAAGTCGGCGGGCAGCAAGGTGAACAGCAGGGGCAATCACCCTTCGGACAGGCTACAAGTGTGGCGCCATCGGTTATTCCGCCTGCCGTACCGTCAGGGGTAGGAGGCGCACCGAATCCACTCCAGACGCCACAACTCAACTATCAGACGCCTGCCGACAACCCGTTCAGCATCATTGACCGTATGCAGGCAGGACAGGGGGGATTGTCGTCTGCACCATTGCCGGGGGTGGCTGCAAAGATCGGACAACAGCAGGCGACAACGGAGAACTTGCAAGCCCGAACAGCGACGGAAAATGCCTTGCGTGACCCGAAGGTGCAGAACCTTATCAGCATGTACACTGACCGGGACAAGACCACGGAGGAGCGTTCTCGCCATGATAAGGCGATAGAGGCAACGGCGAATGCGCGGGTAGAAGCAGAGAAAGCTTACCATGTCGCGCAGCAAGCCCTCGGATACGCGAGGCTGGATAGCGGAGGGCATACGACGGACTTCAAAGCCGTGACTGCCTTGCGTGGCTTGCAGGGGACGGTAGACAAGTACGACAAGAATATCTCCGCTCTCAAGCAGACCAATAGCACACTAGTACAGAGGAAGCAGACGATTAGCGATCTGATGAACGCGCCCGAGCCGCCGCAATCCAACGTAAAGGCGTATCAAGATTGGCAGGTATTGCAGCGAACGGGACCGGGGATTATTTCCGGCATAGATATGGACATCAGGCGTCACGCAGATGAGATCAACGCGAGCGAACAAAAGGCGCGACCGTGGCGGGATTTGTTAGAGCAGCATCGGCAGGAGATTACTTCTACAGGTGCGCCGGTGAAGGGAAGTACGGATTCTGGAATGTCCGTCCTCACAGGTGGCGCATCCTCCTCTCACGGGTTCCCTGCCAATCCAAAACAGGGCGAACCGTACTTTTCGAGTAGTGACGGCGGTAAGACCGGACAGTGGTTTCGGTTCAATGGCGGGAGTTGGGAGCAGACATCGGGACCGCCTGCTGTCTCTACGCCGAAAGCAAAGCCGACAGGGACAATCAAACCAAAACCGCGAGGCACGGCAGGCACCACCAAAAAAGGCACGACGTACAGGGTACTTCCATAAATGCGTTACCAACTCTCACGCAATGGTCAAACAAAGGTCATTGAAGCCGACAATCCTCTGTCGGACGATGAGATAGACGAGATTTCCGACAAGGTATTCGGGAAGCCCACCCCCACGCCTGCCGCAAACCCCGGACTTGGTATTCTTTCCGGTGCCGCGCTCGGTGCCGCCTCTGTCCCTGTTCAACGCGCCAAAACTGCCTCACGACCTACTGCCGCGCAGACGATGCTCTCGACTGCCACAGGAAACGCCTTTGCCAATCCTGCCCCGATGGTGCCGACCACCAACCCCTTCGCACCGCCGACGACCGCGATACCTATTCCCGGCGTCCCCAACTTTGCGCAGCAGTATCAGAACGTTGCGGGCGGGAATGTGGTTTCGGGCAACCCTGACGATACGCAAAGTAAACTGTTGGGCGTGAAGGTGGGAAGTGGGACGGGACCAGGCGCGATACCCGGCTATTCCGATCTGTCGTCTGCATTCGGGGATAAGTTGGCGACGGCGCTTGTAGGACTGCATCTTGCAAGCCCACAAGCAGTAAAGCAGTATTGGGAGAACGCTCCGGCGTGGCAGAAAAAAGATTTCCTCGGCAAAGTCGGCATTTCTTCTGAGAAGATGAACGATACTTTAGCGCAGGTGGGCGGGACAGCGGCGAATATGGCGACTCCACCCGCGCAGGCGATTGTTGCGCCCGAAGAGACGGCGCGGCAGTTGAATGCCTACCCGCAGATTTCGGCGGCGATGGCACCCGGCAACCCCACCTATGACGCAGCGCATGGCGTTTCCTCTGTCGGCACCGGGCTGTTGAACGATCCTCTGATGCTTGCAGGGGGTGCCTTTGTCGGCGGATTAGGCAAACTCGGTCAACTCGGAGGGATTGCGCAGAAGTTGGCAGAGGCAGGATTTGCGCTCGACCAGTTGGGAACAAATGCGCCTGAGTTTGTGGACGCCATACAGAAGGGCGATTACGAGAAAGCGGGACGGGCGGGCGCAGGGACCGTGTTCGGTACCCTCATTGCCGCACACATAACGAAAGGTCACGATTCTGCCGTCACGCCGCTGATTGACGCTGAAGGGAAGTCCGTGCCGACGCGGGTGACGTTGGACGGGGATAACTTTACGATTCAGACGCCGAAACGGGGGGATATTCCGGGCGCAAAAGAGACCATGCCGCCTGCCGAAGTCCCTGCATTCCTCGAACAACAAAGATTACGGCACCCCTCACCGCAGCCGGTGGTGAATATGGATCTGACGGAGGCGCGACCAGGGGAGACGGTTCATGCAACGGACGGAACGAAACTGCGGGTGACGGGTGGGAATAAAAGAACGGCGACGGTGCAGAATGTGCAGACGAAGGAGACGTTTAGCGTTCCTCGTATTCCTGAACCTGTTGCGGAGCCGTCTGCATCTCAGAACGCCGCTACGCCGTCTGTACAGGCAGGAGAGATCGCAAACCCTATTCCCCCGACTGTTACGCCCCCTGACGTTTCTACGCCCACACAGCCGGAATATGTGGCAAAGATAACGGCGGCGGCAGAAGCGGCACGGCAGAGGGTGGCGGCTATCAATGCTTCTCGTCAGCAGGTGCCTGAAACGGTAGCACCGGAAGCGGGGGTTACTCCGCCGATAGCACCGGCGCGGGAGTTGACGCCTGCCGAAGTTCCGCAACCTACGACCGCCCCGACAGTGAAAACCGATACACTCAAGCCTGCTGAAATCAAAGTCTTGCCCGGAATGCAGTACAAAAAGTCGGGCATTGTGGACACAAAAGCCGGAGTGACAGATGTGCTCAAAGGAACCGATGTTTATGACGTAGATCAGGGCGGACGCCTTACGGTATGGCGCGATGAGAACGGCAATAACTACGCGGTGAATGGACACCACCGGGCAGAACTTGCCAACCGTGCAAAGTCCTTTGTGAAGATCGGGCCGGACGGAAAACCTGTCAGTGTCCCGAATGATATTCCGGTCAATGTGCTGGACGCTAAAGACGGATGGACCATGCAGGCGGCTCGCGCTCGCGGTGCGTTGGAGAACGTCCGCGACGGCAAAGGAACCGCTTTAGATGCTATTGAAGTCATGCAGGGGTTAGGAATGAAGCCCGAAGACTTCTCTAAAAGCGGGATTTCCACGACCGGCGACATGGCCCGCAACATGGGCGGACTGATGTCCCTTGACGAAGCCTCTTTGAACCGTGTCCGATCCGGCGACGTACCGGAAGCGGTTGCGGCAGGTATCGGGAGCGTTGAAGGTCTCACACCCGAAGCACAGCACGGCGCGATAGATGAATCCGCAACACGGGGCGATACCACGCACGCGAAGGGTCAGAAACTTGCATTAGAGTATCTTGAGGACCAGAGGAATGGAACACTCGCTGCGGATAAGTCGGGGCAAGTGGATCTTTTCGGCGGGGAGTTTGAAGCGGCAAAGTCTACAAGAGGAATTAGGGTAGACTTAAAGGAAGCCGTAAGCAGGAAACTGTCTGCCGAACGTAGTAATCTATTGAAGCCTGTCGGCGCACGATTGCGCGAAGGCGAACACATAGACGAAGCGGCACGACAGACCGAAGCGCAGGGCATGGCTGAGAGCAACAAAGCCCTTGCGGAACGTCTCAATTTGTTGTATCAGCAAGACACGGTAAAGGCAGAAATTGCCCGTCTTGCGGGAGAGGTTGGAAATGGCAGACTTACAAAAGAACAAGCCGCAGGGCAACTTGCAGACGCCCTCCGTCCGCACGTCGGCAGAAGCGTCGCGGACCTCGCTAACCCCGGAGCAGTTTCACTCAATAGCGGATCAGGTGTTAGCGGACTCTCCGAACCCGGAACACCACAAGTTAGTCGGGGCGTGGAAGACACCGGTCTCTTCACCCAAGAAGTAAAGCCGTCTATCGTCGAACGTATCTCCGACGCCGCCGACAAAGCCCGCGAAAACGCCGCCAAACGCAAAGCCAAAGGCGGCACCCTAAACACCGGCCCGAACGTCTTCAAAGGTCTCGAACACTACGACCTCTCGGACATCCTTGCCATCGGTGCCGACCATCTGGTAAGGGGTGCAACCGCCTTTGCCGATTGGTCGAAGGCAATGGTGGAGGAATTCGGGGAGGCGGTGCGTCCGCATTTGCAGGCGATCTATGACGCGTCGTTGCAGCATTTCCGAGAAGTCTCCGGGCAGATTGCGTCTACGGAAACCCTCGAACGTCCCGTTGAAAACCCAACGCCTAAAACCGGGTCTCCTCCTCCCGTGAAACCGCCGACACGCCCGCCTACAACGTCGCCGGTAGAACCGCCAAAAGCTGCCACAGAAGCCCCCACAGCGCCAATAAAGCCTATCCCTCAAACGACAGGCGCGAAGAACGCTATCACGGAAGCGGAGCGCGCACAGAGAGGCATGACTCCGGTAGAGCGTCAACTTTATACCAAAATGGGAGACGCTTATGTTCAGGGCAAGGCATCGGTGCAGGCATTCGATAGTCGGGATGAAAGCGTTCGGCAAATCAACCCGGTGGAACTTGCGCAGAAGGTTGCCGACAAGCCGCGCCCGCTAGACGCCGTAGAAATCGGGGCGTTGACGTTTGACCGAACACGCATCAAAGCAGATTACGAGCGTGCAGGTAAGGCATTGGATGAAGCCATAGCGGGCGGCGATAAGTTGAAGATTGCGGAGCGGCAGGCGGATCTTGACGCCGTACAGCAAGCCGCGAACCTCAACGAAGATGCACTTGTGAAGGGTGGACGGGAGCAATCGGCGGCGTTTAATGCCCGCAAGATGATTGTCATTCGAGACTACTCTAGCGCACCCGATGTTGTTTCAATGGCAACAAGAGCGAAGGGAAGTGACGTTTCCGCTACTGTCGCAAAGCAATTAAAAGATTCAGCCGATGCCTTGAAAGCGAAACAAGCAGAACTTGACGCGGCACTTGCGGCACTTGAAGCGCAGAAGAAACCTGCTTCGGTACGTCAGCAACAGAACAAGAGCGCACAGAGTACGCCGGAACCGTTGGCTACAAACTTCGGAAGCAAGAATACTGTCTTTACGGCAGATAAAGCCGCCGAAGCGAAGCAGAGAATTGCCGACAAACTCAAACAGATCGGGGTACAGGCAGACCCCTTCGGCGCACAGACAGCGGCGCATCTCGCTTCCCTCATTCCCGACCTCGTAGAAGTGGGCGGGTATTACCTTGAAGGCGGTATCCGCAAGTTCGGAGATTGGGCGGCACGGATGCGCGAAGACGTACCTAATGCCGACGACGCAACGTTGCAGCACGTCTGGGCGCAGGTGAAGGCGGAAGCACAGAAGTTGCCCGACGCGAAGACGATACCCGAACCCTCTAACTTTACGGAGGTTCTGGGTAAGCGTATGGGGTGGCAGAAGGCATCGGCATTCCTCGACGCCATCACAGAAGAAGACGGTAGCCCTCGGATACTGGATAAACTCATCCATGACGAGCAGTTGGTACCGGCAGAAAAAGCAATCCTCAGAGCCGCCTACACCGCTAATGCGCCTACCCGCGCCGCAAACGTTGTCAATGCGGTGCCCGACGTGCTGTATGCGATACGGGATGCGGTAAACGAGGGGAAAGAAGCAGCAGCCCGACCGAAGCGGATTCAGGATTTACAGGCCAAGATCGACGACATTCGGCAACAGTTGGAGAGCGGGAACTTGAAGCCTCTGGCAAAGCGGGAACCAGGAACGTTATCGCCACAGCAGCAGGAGTTGAAAGACCTCCGCGTACAGTTGGCGAAGGAACGCACGGCACAGATTCCAATATCTGAGCAGATAATCGCGGACAACGCAGCAAATCCTCAGAGAGCGGCAGACGCAAAGGCGGCAGCGGCAAAAGCAGAGAGAGCGAAAGAAGCGAGTGCAAAGCGAGAGGCAATCATTCAAGGGAAGATTGACGACCTGACCGAACAACTCACGACAGGTAATTTGAAGCCAACTGTACCGGGCGTGAAGCCTACAAGGACAGCACTTGAGCAGCAACTTGCCGACCTCCGTAAACAAGTGGCGAAGGAGAGGACCGCGCAGAGTCAGACGGATATTTCGGACAAGGATGTGGCGAAGTATGCAGGCGATCCGCAGGCACGCGCCGATGCAAAGGCAAAAGTAGACCGGATTGAGGATCTTCAAAAGCAGGCGGTAGAGTTAGAGCGGGCGATGTCTTCCCCGGAGGAATTGAAGAAGTGGGAGACGGCGAACGAGAAAGCGAAAGCGGAGCGGAAGGCAAAGGCCGATGCGGTTCCGGCGAACGTGCAGAAGTTGATGCAGGAGCGGGATTATTTGCGGAAGCAGGTAGAGGCGCGGATAGAGGCGCAGAAGCCCAAGAGCGCACTCGAAAAGTTCGTGCAGATGTCCCGTCAGTTCAAATTGTCCGGTGTCTCCGTGTTTGCCAAGTTGGGCGGCGCGTCGTTGTGGGCACCCCCCGTTGAAGCCCTTGCCGATATTGCCTCCGTGCCTTACTCGAAACTACCTGCCGGTGGAGGAAAGACACTCGGAGAAGTTGCGCCCCGTGAAGGCGCTTTCAGCCCGTCTGCGGAAGTGACCGGGCTACGGAAAATGGCGAGTAGGGAAGCGTTGAACAATGCCCGTGATACCATCATAAACGGGTTTAACTCCCTTGATGTGCAATCAGGAAAAGACCTCCATGTGGACAATGCGAACGAAGGACCGTTAAAGTATATTGGGCGGCTGCATGGTGCGATGAAGTCTTTCCTGCAAACGGGGCAGTTTCATAAGGCTCTCGAAATCCGCCTGCAAAAAGCACGGGCGGCAGGGGTGGATTTGTCCACCCCAGAAGAGGTAGCAAAAATCGGCATGGGCGCAGCCGTAGATGCACAAAACGTCAAGTTACAGGGTGACAACGCCCTTTCGGATGTTTTGAACGGGATCGTCGGTAAGCCTGAAATGCTGGCGAAGTCGGGCAAGTATTCAGCACAGACGAACAGTGCGTTGAATACCCTGTCTGCCGTCATGCGGACGATGGTACCGATTGTCAAGATTCCGGCAAACTACATCGGTAAGGCGGTGGATATGACCGGGTTAGGCGTTGCTCGTGGCGCAAAACTCCACTTTGATGCCCTGAAAGAAGCGAAGACGAGCGGAGAAGCCATGTCGCCTGAAGTCGCGGATAACATCTTGCGGGCGTACAAGTATGGTAGTCTGGGCCTTGTGGCAATGTATCTGGGTATCGCACAGCCGAAGTGGTTCCAGACAGCAGGATTCTACTCTCACGGTGCAGATTACGGCACAGGTGCGGACGGGGAACCGAAGGAGGCGAGTGGGCTGGAGATCGGCGGGAAGACTGTGCCAAAGATCCTGTCGCATAACCCATTCCTCGAAGCCGTGCAGTTCTGGGCGACTGTACGCCGGGGCTTCGAGCAGAGTAAAGCCGAAACGGGTGTGGGGAAGGTCGGCAGCGGTGCGTACCAGGCAATCAGAGGAATGGCGGAAGAGGCACCAGGTCTTGAGAGTACCGCGCAGGTGGCAGACGCCCTGAAGGATGAGGGCAGCGGTGGTAAGGCGGCGGGGCAGTATGTGAAGAGACTGATTATTCCGCAGATCGTGCAGCAGGGCGCAAAGTTGGGCGATAGAGACAGTCAGGGCAAGGTAGTGCCAAGAGACCAAAAAGGATTCACACAGACCGTACAGGAGGGCATCCCGGGTCTTCGCAATCGTCTGCCTGTGAAAGGTTCCACCAATCAGCGAGGCGCGTCTATTGTGAAGATAGATAAGAACGGAAAAGTCAAAATCAACCTGCCTAAAACACCGGGTATCACACCCCGAAGGAGATAATATGGACGAACTCACCCTTTTACTACTCGCACAATGGGCATACGCCGCCAACACCGACGCCGATGACATTCCCATGACCGAGACCGAACGCGCCGATTTGTACGCACTCTTAGACGAGGTGGTGAACGACCCGGACTATTCCGACTACTTTGATGCGGAGCAGATCACCACGCCGCCTATCCCGACCCTGCCGAGGATCAACGTAGACAAACTCAAGCATGTGCGCGACGTGGTGCATACCTGGCAGGGGAACCTCGCAGCGATTATCAAGAAAGCGCATAAGGATGCGGTGCAGGCGGCGATTCAGAGTTTGTACGATTCGTATGTGCCGATTGGTCCGGGAGTTCCGGGTGGGCCATAAAGGAGGAGGGTCGGGGCCGGGTGACAGTCGCGACAGAATCACCTATTTGGATACCTCGATATATCTTTTCACATACCTGCTCGCGCTTGCAATCGCACAGGGAAACGGATTAAAGTCCGAGTGTGTTGGAATGACCGAGCGGCCCTAACACTATTATACCATAAATCGCAGACTGCCAAAAAGAACCCCTCCGTTTTCAAGAGAGGGGGAAGGCTTACAAAAATTAGTTTACAATTCTCTTACTCATTATAGCGGCAGTTATGCCGTTTGTCAATAGGGTAGGAGTATCTAAAATGGCAACACCAGCCCCCGAAGGCGCGAAGGCGGCGACCATGAGCATGTCTCAGTTCTACATAGGTATTATCGGCGTCCTCATCGCTGCGTCCGGTATGACTCTCACGGTGTTGGATCGGATCGACAAGCAGACAGATAAAATCACTCAGGCGATGGTACGCGCCGCCCTTGCCGACGATCACATCCAGAACATGCAGACGCAGATAGCAGAAATTAAAGCGGAGCAGAGGGAGCAACCTCTAAAGATCCAGAAGGCGTTCATCCAGGCGATCAATGAGAGTGAACCGCCGAAATCAAAGCGATAAAGGGGAGGAATGGAAATCAAAGAAGTCTCCGACAAGGAGAACGCCCTGGAGGTTCGTGTCGCTGTTCTGGAGACCAAAGTCGATGGCATGGGCAAACTTCTGACTATCTGTCTCTCCGTCATCTCGATACTCGTTGCGCTATTGGGGATCTTCGCTCCTCACATGGTTTGGAAGTAGGCAATATGTCTGATGCAAAATTCCATGATCTTGTTGTAAACCTCCCCGGTATCCTGCTCCAGTTGGGAACGCTCCTGACCGTCATCGCCGCTTTCCTCGTTTCCCTCCGCAATGGACGCAAAACCGATGCCGCGAAAATAGAGACGGCGGCGAAGATAGATGCTGTTCATGAAGACCTGAAGGAAGGGAACGCCCTCACACAGACAGGCAATGAGGCAGTCAAGCGCGTGGAACAGCAGACGAACGGGGTGACGGAGAAGCTGGCGGCGATGACACAGAGGGCAGTGGAGGCGGAAACCAGAAATGATGACCGGGAGCATCCGCAGGGATGAACGAGGAGAACGAAAGAACTGCCGCGCTTGCTCGCCTGCATGAACTCGAAGACGCCGCAATGAACGCCCGCGCCCGCGTACATGCAATCATGGAAACGCAAGCGCGATTGAGGGAGGATTTGAAGGAGGCGCAGTCGGCGTCACGATTGGCGCAGGGAGCGTATACAGAGGCGTGGGGGAACTGTTTGCGGCGTGGGTACGTCTCACCCCCAGAACGCAAAAAGGAGAAGGGTTGACGGTGTGATCTATTTAATAGCCAATCAATAGAGAACGTGCTAAACTATCAAATAGGAGGCACGACATGATTCAACTTATCCTGCACATGATTGGCGATTACATCACACAAACCGATTGCATGGCAACCAACAAGACCAAGAACTCTTGGGCGGCATTGGCCCATGCAACGGTTTACTCTCTGCCGTTCCTGTTCATTGGTTCATGGAAAGCCGTTCTCGTTATCTGGATTACTCACTTCTTCATTGACCGATTCAGGCTTGCTCGGTATGTGGTATTCGTCAAGAATTCTATCGGCCCTAACCCGCCAAAATGGGAGGATTGTCAGGCGACGGGATACCCGTCTGCAATGCCACCGTGGTTGTCAGTGTGGCTTATGATCGTAGCAGACAATACCCTGCATCTGACGATAAACCACTTTAGCCTTCTGTGGTTGTAGGCGATATGACGCACCGGGCGTTTTGATATAGAAAATGGTTTTCTCTCTCAAGAAGGGGAGGTGTACTATCACAATCGGATTATTGTTCTGGATCGTCTTTATAATCTGCCTGCTACTCGGAGGCTTCGGCGTCTATCGCCTGCCTGCCGAACAAAGGATGTGGGGCGGCAGTTCGCTGGCCGTCTTCATCCTCATCGGGCTTCTGGGGTGGGCAGTCTTCGGAAGCGGGAAATAGGAGAATCGCAATGGTAAACGAACCAACTGCCCCTGTGGGCATGACCGCCGTCGCCCATATCATTGTCAATGGTGACATCAAATTCAGAATATGGGGGATGGATCTGGGCCACTCAACATTCCATGACGACGTGACCAATCAACTCATGCAGATGTTTCCGGGCTTCCCTCAGTCCGTACTGCTCTCGCTCGTTCAAAACGTCGTGGCGGGAACCACACCGAAGACGCTCTTTGCCTACAATCAGCATGGCGTCAACGTGACGGTTCAACTCGTTGCGCAGAACGTTTAGACAAGGAGATACCCCTCGCCATAAACGAGGGGTATCTTTTCCTGTGGTGGGGACTTCGTATCAAGGACATTATACCACAATCATACCAGAAGGAAACCGTTCCTCAATCACTTTTTCAAGCCTCTCCATCATCTGATAGAAAGGCGTCTCAAAATACTCTTCGTCGGATAGGATAAACAGCCAGTCGTGAAACTCTTGTCCGCACCGCTCAGTTCCCTTCTCGGTATCTGCAAGGATGCAGAACACGCAGCGCATCCGCCCGTTCACATCTACAGGCGGGGGCAGAAACGCCCACGCTTCGCCGGTATAGTCAATGTGGGCGGGGACGCCTTGAAACCAGGCCTCTTCAAACTCGAAAGGCTCCTCCCCGACTTTTGAAGGGCGTTGGACTTTTAGGATTGCTAGGGTTGCGTAGATAGACATTAGATGTATTATACCTCACGCTTCTGCATCAACGCCATTGTGAACCGCTCTCCCGATTCCCTGTCCAACTCCTCGATTAATTCCGCGTGACGCTTCTCCCAATGCCGAACATTCTTCAGATGAGAACGGTACGTTGCTACACTCATGCCGATGCTTACGATGTTGACAGGCAGGCACCACAAGGCATTGCCGTGCGTGGAGAGGGTTAGCAGAAGGGCGTAGACGTTGAATCCGAGGATGCCTAAAGCAATGCGCCCCCATATCTTGAGAAAGCGGGATGTCTTGCGTTCGTTTTCAAGGCATCGCAGGATTTGAGTTGTTTCCATTTTCCGGTTCCCCTTTCCAATCTTCGCCCCACCTCTCCGACCTCGGCATCGCAGGACAAGGCCCGCGATTCTCCGTATCTATCACGCCCCCGCAGCGCTCACATATCACCGGTTTAGGGGGTGGTTTGATATAACCGGAACCGTCTGCTTTCAGGCGAAGAGGCTTGCCGAGGCGTGGGGTACAGACAGGATTCCCGCCGTTCGGATTCGGTTGTCGGAACTGTTCGTTGTATTCTTCCACACGAACCAAGCCTTCGATAATCTCACGAGTGTTATCCACTTTTTGGTTCCTCCTTGCTGGCATACTTCGCCAACACCTCCCGCGCATTACGAATTTTCACGGTTTCAGCCTCTGTCCCATATCCAAAAGCATCATCTTGCACCCATAAGGTGACAAGATCCGAAAGCGCAACGTAGAGTTCTGCATTCTGCACCTGCAACTCCTCCATTGTCGGCGGAGCATCTCCTTCAATTTCTTTGCAGTATCTTTCTAACGTGTAACATATTTGCTTTTCGTCGGGCATGACGGCCACATTCTGAGAATTCTTTAGTCCTGCATCAATAACCGTCCCGTTGGTGTTTGCATATGAACCGATGAGAATACGGACTCTTGTACATGGTTTCATTTTGCCTCTATCCTCTTAATACCGAGCATCCATATCCATGTTTTTTCAAATGGTAACGTCGGGTATTCCTTCCCCCATACCGCCCGCAAACCTCCTGTCGCATTGTCTGCATAAGCGGTTTCTCTATCCACTCCCCACACGAAACCCGGCGCATGGTGGTAACGAATCGGAAACCGTTCTATGCCTGCCGCGATAGCCTCTTCCTCAGAGACATCGTTGAGCCTCACTACACGGACGGAGAGAAGGCGTAAATGCAGGCGGCTATATTCCTGCTTCATCGTTTGTGCAGGCTTCCATGCGCTTGCCTCTCGCATCCACTTATCCGAATCGGCGCGATAGGAAACATGCGCCCAACCGCTCAACGTCACAATAGCACCCGGCAAAAGTGGCTTGTTTGGGTACTCTGTAGCGAAGAAGGTTTCTTTGCCGCAAACCTCCGCGCCTTCACCTCCCCACGGACAAAACTTCTCCGTAAATGCCTTCTGCCCCATGTAGTGATACGTCCCCTTCGACTCACAGAGGGTAAGCACAAAACCTGGTTTGTCGGTAGTGGGGAAGATGTCAGGGCAGACGAACAAATCCCCCGGTTCCGTGTCGCTAAAATGGGGCGGATTCGTTCTGCTCGGGTACGGCTGTTTTTTGAGTGGTCGGAGCAACAGCCTCACATTGCCCGACAGGATGCCGCGTACTTCACGGGAGTTAAGTAATATTGACTTCATCCGATTTGCTCCAATTCTTCCTTCCTCGGTTTTCTGCCCGCCAACTTCTCAAACACTCTCGTTATCTCCTCGTTTAGCAGTTTCTCGTCGGCTTTTCGTTCAAAGCGTGCGACGAGGTAGGCGGCTGTCAGGAGATCATTGAGGAGAGTTATTGCTTGTTCGGGCGCGGTTTCATTCATTGCCCTGTTTCTCCTTTGTGATACCGACAACCCGTTCAATCTGCTCCGTGGTCAACGTCTCCCACTTCACGCCGCGAACGGCAGAAAGCAATCGAGCGTGTTTGACTTCGGCACGGATTTCCTCGGTGATGGGAGTAAGATGTGACGGATACCACCTGTCTCCTCCGATCTGTTGTCCGTCTTTCTTCTGATACCGCGTGCTGCCTGCGGTGATCTGTGTAGCAGTCATAGAGACAATCTTACTGATGGAGTAGCCATAGCGAGAAGAAACCGCAACGGCGTCATCAACCTTCAAACTTTTCAGCCATTCGGCGTACTCATCCGTCATCCGATTTCAACCTCCCTTCGCCCACACAACGCAAAGAACGCCTGTCGTAAATCCGCTTCCGTGAACTCCTCCACAGGAACCGGATGGCAATACCCCCCCGCCCATTCCGCTATCTCATCCTCTGTCACATACCTGAGCAGCACAGCCCCTAGACGCCGGTTCTCCTCCAACCACCGGGAGGCTTCCGGGTCGGTGGGATCTATCGCGGCGTAGTGAATGCCTTCGACGAATGGACCTGTCCAGGTAAATGCATCATTGCCGCTGACGTGTATCGTGCCATACAGAGGACGAGGGGCATTTAGAACCCACCATGCGGGCGGTGCGTTTGGGTGGCGTTCGGTGGTGGTGGCAATTTCTGTGAACTTTGGCATTTCAGATTCCTACCTTCTGTTCTAACTGTGTAATGCGATGCTCCAGTAGTCGGATATAGTCTGCGAGTTCGAGGTTGTCAGGTATTCCCATCTTTCGCGCTCTTTCCCGCCGCCGTCCTTCCTCTTCCGCCTTCCACAGTAATTCCTGTTTTCGTTGGAAGTCTGTCAGTTCTTTGCGATACTCTTCAAAGCCTTCTTCGGCGTAGAGATCAAAACAAGGATCTGCCAGCCAGCACCGTTTCAGATGTTCCACTTGCCCCCGTGACTTCTTCGGTCCCATCTTCTTTTCCCCTTTCCCCTACATTCCACACATACAGAAATCAGGTCTTTCCTCCTCTCTGTGTGCTTACTCCTCAAACGTCTCTTTCAGTTCGATAACCTGCATCCGGTATTGATGTAACTGCCGACGCCCGGTTCTGGAGAGGATGCCCTTCTCCTCGCAAGATACGAGGTCTGCAATCTGCCTCTCCAGCGTTGCAATCGTCTCCTTGATACGGTAAACGTTGCGCTCTCGCGGGGAAGTATCCTGTGACATCTTTACTCGGTTCATTGTCTTCTAATCTCCTCTCTATTCATCCCATCAGGGGAAAAGGGGGATTGTGCGTCCCCTGGTGTGACTTTACTCCGGCTCTGTGGCGGATCTATTCGCTTATCTGTTTCGGGATAAATCTTACTACGGTGGATCGGCCCGCTTTTAATGCGGCGGATTGGAAGGCATGAACGCCGCGCATCTGGATACCATGCTGTTTGTCGTCTACTATTCCAGATCCGGCACAGGCGCGGCACGGGAACTCTTTAAACTGCAAGGTGCCGTTAATCAATTCGCGTTCGCGTTCACCATCACGAACTTTAAGTTTTCCGCTTCCTTCACAATTTTTACATTGCCATGTGGTCATTTTGAGTAATCCCTCGTCTCGTTTGTTCGATAACTTATTATACACCTTCTTTTAATAGATGTCAAGAAAATGTTTGATTATTTTTCAAAGAAGGTGTATAATAGAGATATGGAAAACTATCTGACAATCAAAGAAGCCGCTGAAATCATAGGCATGACGACGGCGGGAGTACGTGCTGCCATTAGAGAGGGACGTATTGAAGCGACATGCTTACGGGGTCCGATGCTCAAGCGTTCAGATGTTGAACAGTTTCGGAAATTCTCCCACCGTGTTACACAGAAACAATCTGACGCGAACGCAGAAAATCTAAAATCTGCACGATCTACGCCGTGGACGGAGGAAAGAAAAAAGGCGCGGTCTGAACTAATGAAAAAGCGATGGGAGGAACGTAAGAACAAACAGACCAATGAATAACACCCCATTTCCCCATCACCGGGAAGAAGGGTGCGAAGAGGGATAGACAAAGAATGGAGGATCAATACCAGATGACATCTGATGAACAACAATCCGTTCGATTAAAAGCGCGAATCGAGGCTGAAGTGCGCCTGCTTTATGACCTCATGTGTGATCTTCAAAGAATAGACCCGAGCAATTTCAGTAGTGAAAAGAAGACGCATTACGGGCAGACCATTATCGTGTCGGCAACAATGAAGCAGAAAGCCTCAGTAAAAAACACGCCGAAACGGAGGAGAGGGAGACCAAGAAGTGCAGAAAAGGAAACAACAGAATGACCAACAAAGACCAACTAGACACCATCTTAAGCCGCCTGAATAGAGTAGAGACCACGCTACAAGAACTTCGCCGTGCTATCTTGCTGACGAAAGCGCAGGGCGTACCATCTGAAAACAACACTTTCACTCTGCCGCTTTATCATGGACGCATGGCATACCTTTCCCTACCGCCGAACATGACAGCGGATGAAGTTGATTTGCTTAAGGAATGGTTCGCGCTTATTCAGAAGGCGTTGGGACCACGACCATGCCATGAGGAGATAGCAGAATGAATACCGAAGAACGAAAAGCGCGTGCCAATCAACTCCACGAACATCTGGATAGCGTGAAGGAAACCGTTGTCGCTGGCACGGCAGCCGAGTATGCAGACAAACTCAGGGGAATGTACTTGACAGATATGTTGGCGGCATTGGAGATGCTGACGGAATCCGAATCCGAACGGGAGATGAATGCGCGCTGGGAGTCTATGCTGGTAATGGCGCCTGATGAGATCGAAGCGCACAATGTCAGATTGGTGTATGAGAAGCAGGCGCTGCTTGCGAGGGTGGAAGAACTCACCGAAGCCCTCCAGATGATAGGCCAATGCGCCACAGTTCGCCTCAAAGAAATCTCTGCCTACTCCCAACAAACAGTGACGCCCTACGAAGAAATGAAACCGGAGACGAAAGAGATATTCTTGAACTTGGAAACGGCTTGCGGTGCGTTAACGTCAGTGCAGAGATGGGCAGCAGAAGTCCTCGCCAACAGCCCCACAATGACCGCCACGACCACGCAGGAAACGGAAACTCTGCGGATGGAGTACAGCACGGACGGCGGCAAAACCTGGCAGAAATGGCAAGATGATGCAACCCTTGCAGGCGGATCTGATTACCTATTTCGTCGGCAGGAGGGGCAGGAACAGAAAGGGGAATCAGGGTGAATACCAACGAGATGAACCGTGAAGCCGCCACCATTTGTGGCTATAGCGTGATACCCAGTCCATCCTTTGAACCTGCCGTTTTGATGTGCAAGGACGGCATACCGATTAAGGGGCAGTCGCTTGTGTTAAGGGAAGATATAGTATGGGCTATAATGGCTCCAAAGTTTTGTCAAGATCGTAATGCGATTCCCGAACTCTGGAAAGCCCTCTGCGCTTCCGGCGACTTCATCAAGTTCATTCGCATCCTGTTCCCCAATGGCAGCGATTGGGATTGGTTCCGCGCCGTCAAGATGACTTTTGACGTGACACCAATTCGATTTGTGGAGTGCGCTTTGAGGGCGACGGGGCGATGGAAGGAAGAATGATGGATCTTGACACCATGCCCTGTCGTAAATGCCGAGGCGCGGGGCGCGTCCGCAAGTTCGTCCCGGTCAATCCGCCCGATCTACCTATGTTGACGACAGCGAGTAAGGAGGTCCGGCTTGCACGGATACGCTGTCCTGAGTGCGCGGGGTTAGGCGTGGTGAAGCGGTCACGGCAAGGGCGATATACGTATTATGTGAAATAGGCCGTTGACGTGACACGGAGTAATTTTTTCCCCAACTTCCCCCACCAACGGCCCCAATCAGAAGTAGAAGGGGATACTTGACATTCTTTACCGGACGTGTTAAAATCTTACCATGAAAAAGACATGGATTAAACCGAACAACATCGTGCAGGCACGGATAAAAGCAGGACTGTCCCAGAAGGAAGCCGCCGAACGCCTCAACATTTTGCAGGCGTCTCTGAGCCGCGCAGAGTCGGGCAGGAACGTCTCTCCTGAGATGCTGCAACGCATGGCGCAACTTTACGGCGTGTCGTGGATTGACTTCCTGTGCGATCCTGCTGAAGAAGGAATAAAAGCATGACCGAACCGCAGGACATAGTTTTCTTCAGCATGGGCATTTGTTCGGCGTACATCACCTGCCGCCTGCAAGACGAATGCCGCAAGCCCATTCCTCTCTTTTCAGATACGAAAAGAGAGGATGTAGACACCTACCGATTCGGGCATGAAGTTGCAGATCGGTGGGGTTTTGAGATTGCGGACGCGTCGAACGGAATGGACTTGTGGGAATGGTTTGCAAAGCAGAAAATGATACCTGCCCGTCAGTTATCGCCTTGCTCCCTCGCCTTCAAAATCATTCCGTCCCGTGCATGGCTGCATGAGAACTTTGAGAGCAAAGGAATTCCTGCGGTTGTTCACATTGGTTACGACCGCAACGAGCAACACCGTGCCGACAAGGTTATGGAGCATTGGGAATACAAGCACATCAGCGTCAAGTTTGATCTGATCGAATGGCAAGTAGATAAGGCGCAATGCTTCGGATACTTTGCCCAACACAACGTAAAGCCACCGCGTGTCTATCAGCACTTTCAACACGCGAACTGTATGCCATGCAAGAACTTTCGAGAAGCGGACTGGATTGCATACGCTTACCACTTCCCGGAGGGGTTCGCAGAAGCGGCAACGTTTGAGGTTACGCATGGGCTGAGATGGATGCAGGACGGCCCAAAACTCATTGACCTTGCGCTTTCGGACAAGGTGCCGAGCCGCAAGGGACGCAGGAAACTCGCAGGCGCAGAACCGGCCTTTTCGTTTGACATGGGTTGCGACCGTTGCGCGATGGACTGAAAGTATTTTCAAAATAATCCGTTTAACCTATTGTGTTATTTAACGTATCGTGTTATAATGTGGAATAAGAAGAGAGGAGGACAATTCAAATGTCAAATCAACTTATTCCCGCAACCACAATGCAGACCATCCAGCGCAACGCCAATCGACTATTCCAAGACGGTTATCGCTGTGAACTCGTAACAGGTGACGGACTGTTCCGCGTCTTCAACCTCGACCGCCCGGAAAGCAATTACACCATCGAGACACGCGGCATGAAAACCTGCGAGTGTACTTGCTTCAAACGCTTCGGACTTTGTAAGCACCTTTCCGGGTTGGTGCTGTTGGTGCAGGCACAAATCAATTCCTACTACCTACGCCTGCATACCCTCCGACAAGATTTCAAGCGGTTCCGGGGAGGGTGGCAAGAGAAGCAGTATCGGCAGGCGTTTATTGATAAGATCGAAAACGCTTGTTGGGAATTGGAATGTGCGCTCGGAGACTTGACCGGAACGGCTGAGTTTTACATGCCCAGAAGACTTGTCGGTTTCGTGCCTGAATGTGAGGATGTGACGGAAGGACGGAGGGCGGCTTAGATGACCATGCAAATCAAATGCACGACGGACTATTCGCTTTTCAAGTTCCACCCGGAACAGCGACCCATTACCGACGCCCATACTCGCCGCATCATGGAGAGCATGAAGAAGCACGGCTTTATCGAGGCTTACCACATCACGGTCAACGAACAGTTTCAGATTGTGGATGGTCAGCACCGATACGCCGCCGCTAAGTTGCTCGGACTGCCGGTCTACTACGCCATTCAGAACTTGGACATGGAGACGGTGCAGACGGCAGGCGGGACGAACCGCGCATGGACGGCACTCGATTATGTCAAATCCTTCGCAGCACAGGGCAAGGAATCCTATCTGCGGTTAGAGGGCATTCTGGATAAGGTCAACCGAGGAACGACGCAGGTACTTCGGATTCTCGGTGTGCAATCCGGCCCCGCTTATAACAAGTTCATCAGTGGGGAATGGACGATGGAAGATCAGGACGAGCAACTGATTTTTGACGTTCTCTCTCTTGTGGACGGACTGCGACCTTTTGCGCAGGGCGTTGCTGATTCCGCTTACTTCCTCTCTGCGCTCTGCACGATGGAACGAACGGTTGGTTTCTCGCGGACAAGGTTGCTTGAAAAGGCGGCATTCCAGAGTGCCCGCATTACGAAGCAGGCAGACCCGAATTCCTACGTGACAATGCTGGAAGGGATTTACAACTATCGCACTACAGAACGAAGCAGACTGTTTTTCAAGCGAACACAAGGCGGACACTACCGATGACCACAGAACTTTCACCCCTCGAAATGCGCCTGCTCACCGGCGTCCCGTTCTTCGGTTATGTGTTCGATGAAGCCGACGATCTTCCGTCTTGTGATGACGAGCCGGAAGAAGAGAGTTCCGACCGCCAACAGATGCAGGAGTATTGGGAAGACTTTACCGCGATGGAACGAGAAGACGGGGCGACGGATTACACGGAGATGCTTGCGTTTCGGGAGGACGATAACCGATGAGTACACCGAAACATACCTCGGCGCCGTGGCGCATTGACGAACACCTATACGCTTCTGATGGCGCCATATGGGGGCCAGATGGCATGACGGTTTGCCATGTGACAGACAGAGGCGGCGAAACTCGCGACAACGCCCATCTGATAGAGGCGGCACCAGATCTTCTTGCAGCATTGCGCGACGTGATCAGATGGGTGCCGGGGCGCGAACAGTGGCATACCGATGAACCAATTAAAGCCGTGGAACGAGCGAGAGCGGCGATAGAAAAAGCCGAACAGAACTAAACCGAACAAGAGGGGGCGTTACCTGCCTGGATGCACCACACGCCCCCGAACACAGAAAGGACGAAGAGAGGATGCTGAAATGCACCATTCAAATTCAAACCGACCCGCAACCGCTGATCCAGAACGCGCCGGAACTGGCAACCGGCATGAGTCTACTAATGTTGACGGCGCTGGTGTTGGCGTGGTGGATGGGGAGCGACCGGACACCCAAGCCGCCCAAGAGTCCGGTGTTGGTTGCCGCGTAGTGGTCACACGGCGACACGATGACTTCCACGCTTGCATTACGGGCGAACCTGGCGTGTGGGGTTGTGGGAAGTCGCAGAAGTCGGCAATCGGGGATCTCGTGACTGCCCATGCGGAGCGGTTCGGGATCAGGATTCAATGGGCAGAAGGGGTGTTGCGATGAGTGAGCATATTCACCGATGCCATGCAGACGGTTGTGAAACGCCCGTTCCGCCCAAGATGCTGATGTGTCGGCGTCATTGGTTCATGGTTCCGAGATTGCTTCAAGCGCGAATATGGCAGCACTACGTACCAGGGCAGGAAATCCGTAAAGATCCGACGCCTGCATATCTGGAGGTCATGATGCAGGCTATTCAAGCGGTCAAGGACAAAGAAGCGCAAGTGGAGGAGTTTAACGATTCCTTCAAGATTTCTAAGGCAGGCGACAAATGAAAAGGTTGACATCAAAAGCGGCGCGGCGGATCACCTTTAGGCCGCTGAAACGGAGGAAGCGGTGATTATCCAACAAATCCACATCCCCGAAATCGCCCTCTCCAACGCCCTGGTCGGCACCCGTGACAAAGCGTGCAGACGAAACGATATGTCCGAGTTTTATGCCGACATGTTGCGCGCCGGGTGTAAGGAATGGGGTGAAGTGAACGCGGCGATAATCGGGCGGTGGTCGGTGAGTGGATTGGTTTACATCAAGAAACGGGCGTGGGGATTGGTGAAAGGGGACACGAAGTGAAATGTAAATACTGCCATAGAGACATTCCCCACTTTCTGCGCTTCTGTGGCAAACGCTGCATGGAGCGGTGGGTGCAGGCGAACCCTTCCCAGACTATCGGATACGGCATGTTCCCGAATGTCAATATGTCGTACCCAATTCTAACCGAAGATGCTCCGATAGTGCGCAACGAGCGCAACGCGGAGATATTCCGGCTTTCGCAGGACGGCGTTGACATGGAAGACATTGCGGAAGCCTTTGAACTGAGCCGACAAAGAATACACGACATCGTGGCTCAGGAGCGCATGTACCAAAATATCGAGGCAAGGAGACAATCACAATGTTTACCCGTCACGCCATGACACCCGAACAAACAGACGCATTCCTCCATCCCACCGGCGACGATGTAGCGTTGGCGATCCTTACGCAGATGGGCATGGATACCGCTACATCAGCCACACAGAACGCGCACGACCTCTACAACAACCTTTGCGACAGGATGACGGAACGGGCGGCTTTTGACCTTACAGAACGCGCCGTGAAGTCCGTTCAGAAAATGGTGAAAGGGTACCGCCATGAAGACAAAAACGCTTGAAGAACTCTACCCGGATCTTCTCAACAAAGAGACGAACCTGACCTGCCATGTATGCCAACAGCCGCTTGTGTATCGGGGAAATGAGATCCTTTGCGGGTATCCTGAGCGCCCGGAATATGTTCGCGGGGTGGTTGTGCGTGACCTTGCAAATGCGGAAAGTGATGAACAGGACGAAAACCCGCAGTCTGCGAAAGACTTCATCGAGGGTCTGAGACGGCAGGAGCGGTTTGTCGGCACCGGGTTAGTGATTGTCGCTATCGGATTCATTGTCGTTACTCTGCTGGTGTGGTGGTGGACAAGCCGATGAGCAATCTTTATAATCCACTTCCCGGTATCGTGGATAAACCAACTCTTGAGCAAACCCGATGGGTTACAGAATGTCTCGTCAAAGGATGGCTTGCGGGTTGTTCCGCGCGTGGTTGCATTGAGCAGGTTATGGGTTACGACATCCCCGGCGAATCGGTTTCCTTTCAGGATGTCGGATTCATGGGATTTTGGAATGCACTCGAAGAAGCCCCTCCTGCAACCACGGATTACACGCATAAACCGGGGAAGATAGCAACAATCCACTACAACAACCCCTTCGGCACTCCTGAGAAACACCGCATGACGTGTTCAGAAACCGAGACCGAAGCGGAGGTTGCTGCTGAGTGGGAGCGGCGTCATCCGAACTACAAGAATATTCGAGTTGTGTTTGATAAGGAGGCAGAAAAGAAATGATTTCTCCTTCGTCCGCAGACATTGGCCGTAGCGTGGTCTACATACCGGGACACGCGCAAGGTGACAGGACGCACACAGACTGCGAACATGGCGTCCTTACCAATTTCAGTACGACATCGGCTTTTGTGCGATTCGGCAACGACCACAATCCAAAGGGTTGTTATTTCTGGTCTCTTGAATGGGAATTCCCAACAAAAGGAGATACATGAAGCGCAAGGAACTCTTGACGGATCTGGTATGGCTGTTGGCAGGATTAGTGATCGGTGCGGCACTTGTTTGGCCGCGATGAAAGGAGAAGAGACGAATGATTCCGATTGTAGCAGACAACGAGAACGAAGGAAGTTACGGTATCTGGGAATGCCCGAAGAAGGGTACCAAGTTCTACGGCGGTGGCCCTCCTTGCTGTGGATGCGATACCTACAAGGATCATATTTACCACTACACACGGCAAGAGGCGGAAATGGTGAAAGAGCGCGGCAATTCTCCACTAACCCCTGTCGGCGTGGTCAGGCAACTTCTGGAACTTCAACAGGGAACGGATGAGGCACAGATCGAAGTGCTGGCGATACAAGAAAAACTTCACGCCGGTTAATCTTGTGTGAAAGGAAAAGAGAGACGAATGACAGTAACACAAACAAAAGCGGAGACCGATGTTAAAAAGCTGAACTTTCAGGACATCCAACTGGCAGTTCAGCGACGATTCAACGAAATGAAAGGTCTACCGATCTTTCAGGCAGAGATCGACAAAGACGAAATCTGGCGCATCTACCTTGCCTCGTTCCCGGAAGGGACAAACCCCATGTTTCGAGAGCGCACCGAACACGATTGTTCCGGGTGCCGGTCGTTTGTCAAGAACGCGGGCGGTATGGTGACGATTTTGCATGGCGAAGTGCAAACGCTCTGGGACATGGCTGTACCGGGGTATCAGCCAGTTGTGGACGCACTGGCAGAGTACGTCCGAAGTCTACCCATCAGCAACGTATTCCTGCACTTCGAGGGGCATGTAGGACAGGGCAGGAACTTTGAGGAGAGCAGCGGGAATGTTCTGACGTGGGATCATTTCAACCTAAGCCTGCCCCAAAACCTCTACTGTTCGGCGGCGCTGCGTGGCCCGAAATGGTCTGACTATCGTTCGGCGCACGATGTTTGTCTGAGAGGTTTGCAAGAGATCACCACAGATACGATTGAGACGGTGCAGGATTTGATCGCTCAAAACAGCCTCTATCGGGGCGCGGAGAAGAAAGCCGTCTTGGATACCTTCGCTCAGATGAAGAGGGATTTCGATAACGTTACCGGCGACAAAGCGCAGGATCTCTTCGCGTGGTCTCAGGTGGTCGGGCCGAATGCGTTTGCCTGCCGCTTCCGAAACGACGTGATCGGGACTTTGCTTGTTGACCTGTCCGAGGGCGTTGACTTGGAGAAAGCCGTCAAAAGTTTCGAGGACAAGGTGAGCGGTACGAATTACAAGCGTCCGACTGCCCTGATTACTCCTCGCATGAAGGATGCGGCGAAGGTGACACTCGAAAGCTTGGGGCTGTTGGAATCCCTTGACCGGCGTTATGCGCGACTGGAGGACATCAATATAACGAATGTCCTGTTCGCAGATAGGAATATCAGGAACCGTCTTGCCGGGGATGTGTTCGATACCCTTCCCACAAAAGGACAGGCGGCAAAGAACTTTGATAGGGTGGAGGAAATCGGGATAGAGAAGTTCCTTGCGGACATCCTGCCAACTGCGGAAAGCCTGGAAGTTCTGTTTGAGAACAAGCACGTCAGCAATCTTGTCTCTTTGATTGCGCCGTTCGACCTGACCGCAAAGAACCTGTTCAAATGGCCGAACCCGTTTTCGTGGTCGTATGCGGGCGATGTGGCGGATAGCATCAAGGAGAAGGTGAAGGCGGCGGGTGGGAACGTTACCGGAGATGTGTGCTGTCGGTTGGCGTGGTGGAATACCGATGACTTGGATCTTCACATGCGAGAGGCGGGCGGTTTCCATGTTCACTATGCCAACAAGCACAGTCCGCGAACGGGCGGGCGTCTGGACGTGGATATGAACGTGAGCGGTGTCCTTGTCAGAAACGCGGTAGAGAACATTTTCTACGGTACTAAGGCGACTATGGCAAAAGGAACCTATTCCCTTGTCGTCAACCAATACCGAAAGCGCGAATCGGTGGATGTCGGTTTTGACGTGGAGATAGATGTCCTCGGAACCGTTTATTCTTTCTCCTACGAAAAGCCCGTTACCGGCACTGTCGAGGTAGCAAAACTGAACGTCACCGAGCAGGGAATCGAGGTCGTCCCTGTCCTGCAATCCTCGCAGGCTACACGGGAGAAATGGGGAATCAAAACGCAGCAGTTTACCCGCGTGTCGGCGTTGATGCTTTCTCCGAACTTCTGGGACGGCAGAGGCGTGGGGAACAAGCACTTCTTCTTCATGCTGGACGGGTGCAAAAATGACGGTACGGCACGAGGCTTTTACAATGAGTTCCTGACCTCCGAACTGGAGACACATCGCAAGACTATGGAGATCGTCGGAAGTCGCATGAGGACGGAGAACAGTGACGAACAACTGTCCGGTTTGGGCTTTTCGTCCACACAACGCAATAGCATCGTGGTAAAGGTTTCCGGTTCCTTTAACCAGGTGTTGAAAGTCATCTTTTAAGGAGAAAAACAATGAGCATTTTTGAACAAGCATCGCAGCAGAAGATTCGGTTCGAGACGACGCAGGGACCGCTGTCCGTGGAAGACCTCTGGGATCTCCCGCTGACGACAAACCGCCCGAACCGCGTTGACCTGGATACGCTGGCGGTGAACCTGAACAAGCAGATTCAGGATGCCGGAACCACATCATTCGTGAAGAAGGCGACCAGGCCGAACGAGATTCTGAAACTCAAGTTCGACATCGTTCTGCGCGTCATTGAAGTCCGACAGGTGGCAGAGGAAGCGGCAGAGACCCTGCGGGCCAATTCGGAGAAGAAGCAGCAGATCCTTGAGATCATCCACCGCAAGCAGAATGAGGCGTTGGAGGGCAAGTCCGAAGAGGAACTGCGGGAACTGGTAGCGTCTCTGTAATCTTGCACATCAGGATCTTGGAGACAGATCCGTGCAGGCGGCGAGTAGGCGGCAAAGACAACCGGGACGGGTTGAGTCTACTCGCTCTGATTTGAAGAATTCTCAGCAGTAAATGCTGACGGTAGCGGTGCTGGAGAGCATCGCGGCGTATGGCCTTGAGACACTAGGCTTTCAAGAGTGCGGAATGAACCGCAAGGTCGATCAAACGTCTCCTGCCCATGATTGAGGTACGAGAGGCACGGCTAAAAAGTAAACGCCGAACGGAGGGGAGTCCGTTCTATCGAAACCTGTTCCCGATAGCGTGACGAGGATTCGCAACCTCGCGGGAAATGTCTTCGCCGGGAGACGACACGGATGGCTAGGCCAGACGGAATCCGGGAACCAACGCCTCGCAAGAGTGGAACCGTTTATGTCGGGGAGGTTCAAGTCCTCACGTTGGTTTTAGCATTTGTAAATGGACAGCATCCACCACAAGGGACACGTCAGAGGGGGTTTCGGTGGGTATTGGGGGTTTTGATTGAGGAGAACAAATGAAAACACCGCGCAGCATTATCAAGGATGAACCGAACTACAAGCCGAACGCATGGCAAGCCTATACCATCGCAGAATTAGGCCAATGGGTACACCTATTGACAAAGCGGGCAGAGCATCGCAACGAAAAGGACAAGGCGAGTAAGGATCTCAGGGACGCTCAAAACTACCTTGACATGATGCAGGCAATTGTAGACGACGCAAAAACGCGGTTACTCTGATGCAGTATTTCATGGGGGCAAAAGGGTTTCCGTCCTATGTTGGGATGAATGCCCACATACAAGATTTAGGGATGCTTTACACCCCAGAGAGCTGGCGAACGCCCTTCTGCCCCTATGCCTGTGATAACGGAGTCTTCGCGGCTTGGACAAAGGGCAAAGTCTGGGATGAAGCAATGCACTGCGCCTATCTGGGAATGCTGGATAAAGTCTCCACACAGGACAGACAGCCCGAATGGGTGCTACTACCCGACGCCGTTGCCGATTGGTCGCGAACCGTGGAACTCGCCTCTCTCTACCTGCCCCTACTGCGCGGGAGAGGGTTGAACGTAGCGATAGCGTTGCAGGATGGATGTGACTTCGCGCAGGTGTTGGACTTCTCCCCTGATTGGGTGTTTGTGGCAGGTTCGACGGCATGGAAAGAGTCCAACATCCACGCAGCGACGGAGTTCTTTCACCCTCTCGGTATCCGGGTCCATGTTGGGCGGGTAAATACACGGAGGCGGTTGCGGTTGTGCCAATCAGCGGGCGTGGATAGCGCGGATGGTACAACCCTGAACAAGTTTGCGCGGGAGACGGTGGGATTGGTGAGGGATACCCTGGCGCAACCATGTTTGAGGATTTGATTGAGGAGAACGACACATTGACAGCAGGCACGATCACAACCTTATTTTCAGGCGGCGGCTTATGTGACATCGGCGCAATAGCGGCAGGCTTAACCCCTATCCGTGCTGTTGAGTACGACCCTGCCATTTCCGCGCACTACGCCTCCGCTGTAGGTCCGCATGTGCTGACAATGCCTGTCCAGTGCGTCAATTGGCGCAAGGAGGAGAGACCTCTATTCGGTCATGCGTCGCCGGTCTGTAAAAGTTTCTCTCTCGCCAATTCGGGAGGGGTGGAACTGCCGGAAGACATCGAATCCGCCGAAGGTGTCTGCTCCTTCCTTCGTGTCCTAAAACCGAGATTCTTCACGCTGGAGAACGTCCGCAAATACCAGAGATCCGAGAGCATGGCACGAATACGACGTGCGTTATCGGAGTGTGGCTATCAGTGGACGGAAGGCGTCTTGAATGCCGCCGACTTCGGAGTCCCGCAGACAAGAGAACGCCTGATATTGCGAGCGGTCCTGAAAGGTTCCGTACCGCCGCTACGACCGACGCACAGTGAGAAACCTATGACGGCGGGACTGTTTGACGATGTGCCGCTTACGCCTCGGTGGGTGGGATGGTATGCGGCGATAGAGGATCTGATTGATACCTTGCCGTCGTCGAAGTTTGCTGATTGGCAGTTAAAGAGACTTCCTGTCGAACTATTGGAAAGCGTTTTGGTAGAAATGCAGAACACAGTCAGAGACGCGACGCTCCGAACGTCAGCAGAACCATGCCACACGCTGACAGCCTCGCAATGTGGACGGCGACAGGCAAATATACCCCGCGCTATCCTGATGATACCGAACGGTGAGGGTTCGTCAGCAAGACAGGCGGCAGGTTCTGCCGCCTGTCTGACAGCCAATCACGGCATGGACAAGCACCGCGCTTTTCTGATGGACGGAGACGCGGCAGGCGAACGGTGGGACACCGTTCGCCTCAGCAAAGAGCCTGCAACAACGATCAAGGCGGCGGAAGGCGGAAGAGTGTTTCGGGCATTCCTTGCAAACGAATCCTCCACAATGGAACTCCGCGCAGCGGCGGGGTCCGCCGCTGCGCAAGTCGCCTCCGGACGCAACGCAAATCAAAGGGCGTTTTTGGTAGACGGCAAACCCGCAAACTATGCAGGCGATCTCCAGATAGCGGAGTCGGCGGCGCCGACTCCGACCCTCACCGCAAGCATGGAGAAACATCCGTTCCGTGCCTGGCTGGAAATGGGAAGGGTCGTCTCCATGACGCCGAGAGCGTTAGCGCGATTCCAGAGCGTACCCGATACCTACCCTTTACCTGACAAGGCATCTCTTGCGACTACGATCATAGGGAACGGGATTCCTTGTCTTCTCGCACAAAGGATCTTTGAAAGTCTGATGGAGGCGTTATAATGGGCAGGCGAAAACTCTATGAGGGTGTGACGTGTAGTGTGGAAGGGTGCGACAGGGAATAGGGATTGATTTCTACAGGCGAAATAGAGTATACTAAAGCTGTCTAAGGGGTACGAAGTAATACAAATTTAACAGCGTGTCAGGGGAGACCCTGCGCGAAAATGGCCGCACCCCTACTTCGACTCCTTAGACAAGATCGTAGCTTTCGGGTGCGGCTTTATTTCGTCTGGAGGTTCCCATGCAAGATGAACGTATCGGCGGCGTGTCCGCTATCTACCGAACCGGCATACAGGAGATGTTCGGTAAACTCCCCGTCAAGATAGAAACTATGGCGTGCGTCGTGGGAGAACTTTCGCTCGGTGACGCCGTTTCGGGGCTGATGCTCCTTCAAGGCATAAGCCAGCGGATTAACTGCGAGGTGAAATTCTTCAAAGGGGATTACATGATTGCGCTCTCCTCGCAGTATGGAGATAAGGCGAAAGTTTTCCGTCAGGCATTCGGCGCGCATTGGGAACCGATCTACAACGAGTTTTGTGTCTGTGCCGGGGTCGCCCGACGGTGGCCTGCTGATAAGCGCAACGGAAGCAAGTCATTCAACTTCCACCTTCGGAGTCGCCCCAATGGTATGCGCTATGATAAGATAATAAAGGCGCATACCGAGGAAGATGGTGTGCGCACGCACACCATCTTTACAGGAAGCGGGAACCTCAAAGCCTTCCTTTCGGAGCATGGACTGCAAGCCGATACCGCTTCACTGACAACGGAGGAGGCCTGCTATGTTTTGAATACGGCTACAAGAGAGTTAAGGGTGAACTTCGAGAAGCCGACCAAGTTCCTCTCCTTTGCCTGCATCCCGCAAGGGAGTTTCGACTTCGATGACGGTGACGAAGACACCTTCGCGGAGGATGCCCCATGACAACGAAACCTCTGGATAAGGTGGAACTACTCCTGATGTGTTCGACATCTCCTGCCGACAGGAGGTTCCTACTGAATGCGCAGAAGTGCATGGTGCTGACATTGGCGCAGGTCAAGATGGTGGAATACCTGACGCACAAGTATCGCAGATCACACGGCAGATGTGACTGCAAGGAGTGTAGACAATGAGCGCAGAAGAGATTATTGAGACGAGTTATCGGAACCTACCGGCTATCGTAGACTCCAGCCAGTTCATGCCAATTATGGACATCACCCAGGCGTTGAAGCGGCGTCAGGCTATCGTGGACTTTACCTCTCAGTGTATGAAGGATGGACACGACTACGGCACGATACCCGGAACCAACAAACCCACGCTCTACAAACCGGGAGCGGAAAAACTTTGCTCCATGTTCGGCCTTACTCCAAAATTCAACCTCGATCAATGTGAAGAGGATTGGACGGGGGAGAGACACGGCGGCGAACCCTTCTTCTACTATCGGTATAGTTGTTCCCTCTATCGGGGTGACTTCCTCCTTGCTGATTCGGAAGGATCTTGCAACTCATGGGAGAAGAAATACCGATACCGGCGCGTCTTCGGCAACAAGGCGACGGAGGAAGAGAAGCGTAGAGGAAAGCCGGTTGTAGGCAGGTACGGATCTGACTATCTTCTGCCTAATGACGATATGGCAGACCTGGTAAACACCTTTCAGAAAATGGCACAGAAACGGGCCATGATTGCCGCCGTCCTCCTCGCCACAAATGCCAGCGAGTTCTACACGCAAGATTTGGAAGACCTCAGTATGTCGGAACCTGCGTCAGAAGCCACCACGCCCCCACAGGAGACGCAAACTGCTGAACCTGTGAAGACGGCGGCAGAGTGGAAAACCGACTGCAAAAACAAAGCCTTCGATCTCGGATACACCGGAAATACCGGGAATCTGCTTGTCTCCATCCTCGGAAGGACGCCGAAGAACTTCACCCCTGAAATCTACGCGGAAGCCTTCAACGCCGATGATGAGAGATGGATTCGCGCAATCGCCGCCCTTGCCCCCATTCCTCCTGCCGACGTGGAAGCATTCAACGCGGCATACGATCAGAACCACACGACGAAGGGTGAGAAGCCTCTTTCCGAGCGAATTATTCCCGCGTCTCTCTCCCCCGAACAGGACAAGGCTTTTACGGAATGGTGTGCAAACTGCGCGATTGACCGGGTGAAGTTCTCCGAAGTTGTGGGGAGGGAACTTCCCTGCAATGAGATTGGTTTCGCAACGCTTGCCGATGAGGAGTTGGTATTCGTCAATTACTTCATCCAGACTGGCGACATCATGCGCGAAGGGAAACTTGAGGTAGTGGCAGGAGGGGTGAAGTGAGCGCAAACCGCACCCATCGCACAGTTCCCCGCCTGGTAGACTTCCCTCCTGTCGCCCGCTTCATGGCCTATAAACTCACGGAGTGGGTGGAAGATAGGAACATGCGAAACGTGGTCATGCTGTCCTACTGCGTGTATTGGGACAAGCAGACCGCGCCGCCACGGATCGCACCGCCTGGAGGTCAGGAGTACGAGGCGTTCAAACTTCTGTTGCAAATCGTGACCGCCCCGATAATCCTTGAATGTCCTGTGTGCCGATGGCCCAGAGCGGAGGGCTATCACTGTCACGCCTGCGGGGATACGCAAGAGTTTCCGCCACCGGAGAAAGATCCGATAGCGAAACTCTTGACAGGATAGGTTTTTGCGGGTAGAATGAATACGTCTAGTTCGGTAACACAATAACAAAAATTTCAAAACGTGGGGTACCCATACCAATTTTTGCCCCACTATTAACCCTTCTGCAACCGGACTAGACACCTAACCGCAGAAGGGTTAATTTCGTCTAAGGGGGATTGGATGAGCGAAGAGATTGTCAAAGACTTCACCCGCAGCGAAGCGGAGGAACTGAACAAAATGGCCCGTGAGTTTGACGCAACGCGGGTGCGTTCGGATCTGTACCTGATGATCGCTCAGTACATCATGTACATTCGACGTGGATACAGGGCATTGAACTATTCCGCCTACAAGGATTATGCCGAAAAGGTGTTCGGGCTTTCCGAAAGCACGGCGTTTGACCGTATCCAACAGGTAGAACAAACACTTGCTATCAAGCAAATCACAAACGCCGATTTACTCACATTGTGGAGTAAAGAGACAGACCGCCTCAAACTTTCCCTCGTTCCGACGACTATCACCCGCGATTTTGCGAAGTTGGAACCGGCAAAGAAGGCGGTTGTGCTAGAACAGTTTTACGGTCTTTCGGATGCGAACCGACTGGAAACCGACCCCGCTTCAAAAAAGATTGAATACCGGCAGTTAGGGCAGATTATCAAAGCGCACCTGATGCCGTCGCGTCCGACTTCTCCCGATCCCTCTGCCGCCGATAGAGAACTGACTGCAAAGAAAGCGGCGGAACTGGCAGAAAAGGAACGTGCAAGGCAGGAGGAACACAAGCCCCTGTTTGATAGCCCAGAGGAAAGCGAATCCGAGCGCATTCACGAAGACTTTGACCCCATCAACGACTTTCCCGAAACCGAAGAGGAGGCCCGCGCCATTGTCGGCGGCGCACCTATCGAAGAGGACTTCGTGAAAACCCCCGTACACCTCGCACAGACATGCCAGCGAGATGATACCGTAAATAGCCTCTTCATCACCTTTACAGGGTTGTCCGGGTGCATGGAGACGGTGAAACTACATTACGCCCTTCTGCCCGGAAACATGCAGCCGAGGTAACATATGGGAACTCAAATCCTCCGCCCTTATCAACATGGCGCAACAGACGCAGTATTCGATGCACTCGTTGCAGGGTATGCGCGCATATGCTATACCCTGCCGACAGGTGCAGGAAAAACGACGGTATTCTCGGAGATCACGCGCCATTTTTTAGAGGACTATGATTGGCGAGTTCTCGTCGTGGTGGATAGCCGCGAACTCGTAGAGCAGGCATACAAGCGCATTCGTGACCATTGCAAACTCTCTGAGATGGTTATAGGGGTGGAGAGCAATTCAAACTACTGCGCTCCACAACACCGCGTCGTAGTCGCAACCATCCAGACAATTTATTCCGAAAGGCGATTGAATGGGTGGACGCCTGATGCAATCATAACTGACGAATGCCACACGGCGGCGGCGGCTTCGTTTAAGAAACTCTTCACCCGATTTCCTGACGCGGTAAAGGTGGGATGTACGGCAACGCTCAAGCGATTGGATAGAAAGAGTCTTGCGGCGCTGCGCCCAGACGGAACGCCTTATATCATTGAGGACAAAGACGGCAAGAAGAAGCCTGCCAGCAAGGAAACGAGCGTCTTTGAGATCCACTGCTTTAATTACGATCTGATTGAAGCGATAGAAGACGGGTGGATTGTCCCGATACGCGGCAAAGGTTTGCCGGTTCCGATTGATCTCTCGAAAGTCAAGAGTATTTCAAAGGACGGTGAATCGGAATTCAATCAAACCGAACTCGCTGCCGAAACCGACCGCGACGAAGTAAATGATGCCATTGTATCGGCGTGGAAGCAGTATGCCGAAGACAGACCGACTATAGCCTTTTGCGCGTCCGTACACCACGCTGCCGCCCTCGCGGAGCATTTCACGGCGGCAGGTATTCCTTCGGTTTCCGTAGACTGCGAAACCGATCCACAGACGCGGCATTATGCCCTTGAAAATCTCAAGGATGGGAGTGTTAAAGTCCTCTGTAATTTCGGCGTCTATGGCAAGGGCGTGGACGCCCCGAATTGCTCCTGTATCCTCATGGCGCACATGACAAAGAGTTGGACGCGATACATGCAGAGAGCAGGCCGCGCAACTCGACCGCTTGACGGACTTCTAAACGGGATGGAACTCTATTCCTCGGAATCGCGACGGGATAAGATTGCTGCCAGCGCGAAACCGGACGCTTTGATTTTGGATCTGGTGGGGGTATGTGGGAAACATGAAGTTTGCACCGTCCCGGTTATGCTGGATCTGCCTGCCGATCTGGACTTGCAGGGCCATTCGTTGACAGAAGCGAAGAAGATGGTAGAAAGGGCGGAAACTGCGGAGGAAATGGGAGAAGTCCTCGGTAAAATGCCGAAGAACTTTGAAGAGTTGGCGGTTGTCATGGAAAACCTCGACCTGATGCGTAATAGTGGCGCAAAATCCAAAGAGAAGTGGAAGGTCTGTACAGGCAATCCGGGGCATTTTCTGTACACGAAAACTCCTCCTTCCTATTCCGCACATCTGATATATGAGGGAGATGCAGGCAAGGTGATTATCTCGCAAGGAGGGAGCGTACTTCTTGAAAAAGAGGGTTCTGTCGGGGCAAGTGTCAAAGCCTATTTTGACCACGCCGAGCGGTGGATAAACTGGAAGATAAAGGAACACCGAGAGGCAATGGCGTTGGTAACTTCGCGGGGAACCCTTCAGAAGTTATCTCCGGGACGTTACAAATGCCTTCGGGCAAATGGGCATACCGATCAGCAAATTGATTGTATGCCCTATGGGTACGCCCTAAAACTCATCGGAGAGTATATGGAAAAGTGGAACGCCAAAAAGGAGAAGGTAGAGGCATGAGTTGGACTACATCGGCAGGCACGGGCAAATTCATCACAGAAGAAGAACGCGTCGAAATGTGGAACGCATGCGAAAAGGCATTCGATCATCCTTCTGAGGATACTTTTCGGAAGCAGAAAAGCGTTATCTCTGAATTGATACAAAAGTACAATATGCCGAAGGGAACTTCTATCGGGATGGAGACAGGAGAATTCTACAGAGAGATCATAGTTCCCGATGCGGTATGCGATGCGTTTTACAACTGCTCGACCATGAACTGACAGAGGATGCTTTAGGAGAGGCTTTCCCCATCATGCCGCAGCAGGTTCCATGCCTCCTCTAAAATGAATTGACAGCAAAAAGATAAAAAGAGTTTCGCCCCTGAAGATCATGTAATCCGGGTTCACGACCGGATGGGGGATAGGTGTCCATTACAGGGTCATTGCCCTGCGGGAATCATCGAAAGCGGTCTACGAAAGTACCTCGGTAAGAGTCCGACGACCGACGCGCAAGCGTTCTTCTGAAAAGGAGTGCCTGCCTCGCAAGAGGCCCGAAGCGAAGCGACCAACACGACCGACACAGTAACACTTTTGAACCTGACCCGGACAGGAGGCATTTGCCTAAACATCGCCGGGTGGTCTGCACCTACTCAGAGAACTTTTCTCCGGGCTGGACAAGGACAAGGGGAACCGACGCTACTGTTGAGGGAGGAGAGGGAGAGAAGCGAGGAACGGCAGGGAGAGGGTATAGGCGAAAGCCTTATAGAACTATTACAATCAATACGAGTCTACTGGAATAGGTTTCTTCTGGGGCACCAGGGGCCGCACAGACCCCCGCCCTAAGAGAAGGGAGATAACTAAGAGACGATGACGACAGATAACTTAAACAGGCAGATTGATTGGCTTGTCGGCGGCGATGTGGGCGCGTCGTCAAAGTGCATCTTCGGTGTAATGACGGGCCGTGACATGGGCGGCAGTGAACCGAGCGATGTTCACGACTTCGAGCGATGCAGACGGTTCTTTGCGCTTTTCCCTGAATGGCTGGATAGGCTGGAGGAAGTCAGTGCCAAGTATCCACATTGGGGGCCAATGGTGGCAGCGTGGGACGAACTAGAGACCATGTACGCGGAACATAGGCAAAAGCCATCCTTGAAGTTGTATGAACGGATTCGGGCTTTGGGCGCAGAAGGGTGGAAACTGCAAAGAGAGAGGAGTTCACCAAAATGAAGCAGATCCAATCAGAACCGCGCACCCTCCCCTGTTGGAGATGCTACGGCAGAGGCCGTGTACGCAACATTGGGCAGTTAGAGGATAACTTTGAAAGGGTGTATCACGAGAGGCGTAGGTATCCTGAAAAATGGAGGGCGATGTCTACGAAATGCTTTGTGTGTGATGGGAAGGGTGAAATTGATAACCCGGAGACGGCAGACTGAGAGGAGAAGCAAACAGAAAGAAACCGGAGATACCATCAGTCTCAACAGCAAAATAGCGATGGGGTCGAGGACACGGGCAGAAATCGAAAAGCAGATCCTTTTCGGGAAGCAGATCGAAACGTGTCAAAGTATCGGCCCGGTGAATGTGTTTTGCGTTTCGGTGCCGGAAGGGTATGTGCCGACTGTGATTGTGACGGTCGAGACAGTAGACTGATGGAGTACACGTACCGAGGAGATCGCCTAACCTGCCCTACACTCAAAGGCGCTCTCTGCTCTGCCGTTCGTAATAAAGACGGTCGCTGTGTACGCGGCAGAAATGGGAGCATGTTGGTGAGGTTGGAGGATGGGACGCTTTGTAATGTGTTGGGGCGACAACTACGCAAGATTAAGCCGGTTCTTTCAGTGTGTGCGCCACGGAGAAGCGACTTAGCACTTTTTACGGGTTAGAGTTCACCTTGACGATTCTAGCCTGAGAGAACGGGAGAAAGACAAAATGGCAATAGGCGTCATCATCAAAGCGGTTTATCAAAGTCGTTGGTATCCGGCAGGTAGAGACGACCCGAAGTTTCATGCTGTTAGCGCACAGGCTGGCCCCGGCGAAGCGTGGTGGCTCTGTGAAGCGAAAGACGGAGCGCAGGCAAAGCATCTTGCCGCAATCGCCCGCAAAGCATTTTCCGATGAAGGATCATGGTCTGCCGTCCGCAAGGCGTTGTGGGATGAGGGAATAGTTCCTTGCGAAGCGTTGGACAAAACGATACTCGAAGAAGACAAACCGATGGGCGCGGAAGAGATTGCGATTTTCTACGGGTTGAAGGAAGATACGAAATAGACGATACGGACACGTAGCAGGTGATTCTGGTACGCAAACACGATTTTGCGGGGAAAGTGTACACCCCTGCGGTTTTTGGGGGATAGGAGGGAAGGAGAGAGAATGTTCGAGACAAGATACGAATCGTGCAGGTTTTCGTTTGGGTGGCGCGTCATGGGATGGATGTTTCTTTTGTATATCCTCTTTGCGCTTGGTTTTGTTTCTCGCATTAACAGCGGGCGTATTGAGAATTTAGAAGTGGAAGTGAAGACGCTCAAGCAGCAACTCGCAAAAGAGGCAGGTCATTGAAATTCAGGACTATCGTCGCAGATCCGCCGTGGAAGTTTGATTGTTGGTCAAAAGCCTTATGGTCAGCAGGCAACACGCACGACCGACGAATCGAACATCACTATGAAACGCAGGAAATCAACTGGATTCGCTCTCTCCCCGTTCCAGACGTTGCGGCAGAGGATTGTGTTCTATTTTTGTGGGCGACGTGGCCGATGTTACCCGAAGCATTGGAAACTATTACGGCATGGGGCTTCGAGTACAAAACGCTCGGCTTCGATTGGGTGAAGAAGACCGCCTGCAATCTGCCGCGCATCAATCTTGGTTATTGGACTCGCGCCAACACAGAACCCTGTTTGCTGGCGACACGCGGCAAGCCCAAGCGATTAGACAAGGGAGTCGCGCAGGTGATCGTCTCAGGGATAGGCGAACACAGCGAGAAGCCCGAAGAGATGTACAACCGCGTGGAACGTCTTGTGGACGGCCCATACCTTGAGATGTTTCACCGACCACGAAACGGACTGTTCCCGCCGCGCCCGAATTGGACGTTCATCGGAAACGCTGTGACAGGCAGAGATATAGCGGAGGATATTCGGATATTGGCCGCGTTACCACAACCCGAACCGATCCCGTTGACACAAACAGACGAACAGGACACCCCACCCCTGACCCTCTTTGATGAGCAACAGGGGACACGATAGGGAAGGAAAGACTAATGCCTGGATTTACTGATGAAGAAGTTGCCGAACTGATGCGTGGTATGGAACCGGAGACCGCCCGCAAGAACAGGCAGAAATTGGAAGCGTCGGGCGTTACTGCACAAATTAAGAAGGCAGGAGAGGAAGCGCGAAAACTACCCGATTGGGCGCGCGCAGAAGCGGGACTGAAACCGATTGACCGCACACAGGATACACGCGGACATTATGAGGCGGAGGCGGTTAAACCTCTCCAGAAGATGCCACAGGCGCCGGAAGGGGCAAACTCAGGGTTGCCGGTGACAATAGAATTTCCCTATCCCGTCTCCGTCAACCGTATCGCAAGGGCAGGCAAAAGCGGCGTCTTCGTCAGCAAGGAGGCGAAAGCCTACAAAGAAGCGTGTGGACACCTTGCACGACAGGCGTACAGCCCCTCCGTGCCATTCCTGGGCCATGTTTCGTTATTTGTGACGTTGCATCCACGCAGGACGAAAAAGGGCGTAGAAAGCGGCGTCTGTGTGGATCTGAGTAATATTTTGAAACTCGCAGAGGATTCTCTGAGTGGGATCGTGCTGCGAGATGACAAACAGGTGAGGCGGATTGAGATGGAGTTCGGGGAGCCTGTTGAGGGTGGCGCATTGGTGGTGAGTGTGGAGAGATGGAAGGGAGGTATCGAGAATGAGTAACGACAAACCCAACCCCGGCAGCCCCGAAGCCATCAAAAAGGGCTGTACCTGTCCGGTGCTGGATAACGGACACGGTAAGGGGCATTTAGGGGAATGGGGCAAAGTTCGGGTGGTGGATGTCGGCAGATTGTCCGCTTCACGGTCGGCAAATAGAGCGGACAAAGGAGGTAGGGAAATGAGTGATATTGATTGGGCAGAGAAAGATCGACAGATTGCCGAAGCGCTAGGTTATGAGAACGAAGTGCCTGCATATCACGAGGATTTACAATCTGCCATGAATGCCGCGAAGACACTCTGCTATAACGTCCATATCTCAGGATCGAATACGCCTTGTCCTGAGTGGGAAGATAAGAAATGTACATCTACTGTTATGGTGGGGCAAACCGTCGTAGGTAACGGACACGCTTATGCTGATACGGAGGCGCAGGCTGTTGTGTTGGCGTTGTGTCAAGTTTTGGATTTGAGGAAAGAGGCAAAAAGCGATGAATGACAATGAAATCCGCGCCGAATGCGAACGAATCCTGCGAATGTACCCACGCGAAGAGGTGAGGTCTAGCGTGGAAGCCTCTTTCCGTGTAGTGGATGTGCTGGCGCTCCTGGATCGTCTACAAGAGAGCCAGCAGATGCGTTCAGCAACCTCGAAATTGGCGCGGATGGCTGAAAATGATGCCGACACATTTGAGGTGAGGATAGCAGGGTTAGAACGCGAACGTGACGATGCAAAACGCGATGCGGACATTTACCGCGAACGCTACGAACAAAAACACGACGAACATACCGCCTATCAAATCGAGGTACGGCATCAACTCTCTGTCACAATGGCGATTTTGCGTCTGGAGAACGCACCCGCCGAATCGTGGTCAACTATCCAAGCCTCTCTAAAAGCGTTGCTGTCGTCTCTGGGTGTGGCGACCAAACGTGCAGACACATTGCAGCAGGAGTTAGTCAAGGCGGTGGAGTGTCAGTTACAGATGCAGGAGCGGCTACGTGCCACAGAGGAGAGGTTGGTGCAGGCGATCGAGCGCGCGGAGTCGGTGGGTGCGTACGTGGGGGATTTGCGGGCATTGGTAAAGACCATGAAGGAGGAACAGAATGCAGATTGAGTACACCGAGCGAGGCTTTTCTTTTGTCAGTTTCGTGGATCTCTATGGCAAAAAGTCAAGCCTGCAAAAATCCTCTCTTGCCACACAGGACGCGGTATGGTTGGGAACCGACGACGAAGACGGATGCAGGATGCACTTGACGCAGGAGATGGTGAGGGAGTTGCTGCCCCATTTACAGGCGTTTGTGGAGACAGGAGAGATTGAGACGCCATGAAAGGCACCCCAATAACTGACGACGCAGGACACCGTTTCGGTACCCTCCTGATGTGGGAGCCGAACGTCGGTAAATCGTTCTCTTTGGCGTTCTGGTCCGAAACTGGCTTAGACTGGTGGAAGGTTCCGACAGACGGTAGATTGGCGTCAGGGAATGCGTGTGAGGAGGTGAAGAAGGGGGATGTGTTGCGGTTGGATCGTGTGACGTGGGAGGTGAATAGGGTAGAGAGGAAAATTCCCCCGGTCTGTAAGTAAATCGGGGGAAGGATAATGTTAAGCGGCGGCGAGTTGGCGTTGTGTGGCTTTGCGCCAGCGATGTTCCGAAAAAGTTTCTTCCTCGCATTGAATCCATCGGCAGGAGCAGGATCGGTGTTCTTCTGAGTGCCCGTGAAAGTGGACGGGACATCCGTAACTTTCATAATAGCCGTAGCCTTGTCCGCCACCTCGGCTATCGTCCGCCCAATATTGCCGGTGCATTTCCGGCGTCCAAAATGTTTTAATCTCTTCCGGTGTTTCCATGTTCATTTCAATCTTCTACTTTCAAGAATGCCGACTATTCGGCGGTTTGTGACATCGCATTCCGCAGCATCGCCTCGGATACTGCGCTCTCTTCGTCGCGGCAGATAACAAATCCACCGAGGGAGTCCGCTACTCCCCAACACAGTTCCCCATTGTGGGGAAAGTCGTCTACGCGGCGCTGTCGGGCAAAGTATCTCATTTCATCAACCTCCTTTTCTCTCGTTTCTTCTCTCTCCTCGAAATCGGACAATTCCACCTGTGCGGATCGCTGCCACAGGTACAAGTCTTCAAAGTACGCTTCACGCCCTGTGCGACCCTCTCACGATGCTCTGCAACGTGCTGACGATTATAGCAAGGGCAGAGACGCTGGTGAGGATTGCTGTTACAGGTGCAGTCACGTGGCGGGTGGGTGAGGAGTTTTTGTTTGCGTGCTGCGGCGGTTTGTTGTTGGCGGGGTGTGGGTTCAGGCATTAGTCTTGCAACTCCTCTAAGATGTGCTTCATGTGCTTACGAAACCATTTCGAGTAAAAGCGGGGGAAGAAGCGCAGTCGAATCCGTCTCCATTCCTTTACTGCCTGCGCGTCTCGCTTCATCTCGGTTTCGTTTAGTGTGTCATCGTTGCGCCATAGTTCGCCTGCACGGGCGTTTATGGCGATGTGGACGCCGATCTGCTGATGCCTATGCGCCGTGCATCCGACGTACAGACCTTTGCGGAATAGATTTTCAGACATTAGATGTATCCTCGCTTGAGATTTCGCAGTATCGTTATAGCCATGTTCCAACCGACGCGCCATGAGCAGGTATCGTGCATGAAGAAATGACCTTGTGTTCCGTGTGCAAGCATGGCGCGTTTGACTATCGGGGCAGTCATTCTTGCTGCCATTGGTTCATCATTCTCTACCCACATAATCCAAGTCTTATGACCAAAAGAGGCTTTGCGCCTTGCTTCTTGCCATGAGTACCTGCCTGTCAAGATTTCTGTTTTCATCGTCTTTTATTCTCTTTTCTCCTCGGTTTTTAGCAGGATACCGAGGAAAACCTCTCTGATAAAATGACGGGTTATTTGTTGTCGCTTGCTTGCCAGCGGATCGCGGCGTTGATGGCTTGCGTGAGATTGTCCCAGAACGTGCCGGGGAAGTAATCGGTGTTGTAATCCGGTTCCAGACCAACGCGGCAGGTATGCTCGCAGGTAATGGAGTTGGTCGGGATGTCCTCACCGTTTGCGGTAAAGGAGACTTTGTAGTTCCCGATGATGGCCCAGTATTGGCCGTTGCGCCCGCGGTTCACTTTGCCGTACTTGCTGAGTTTCTTGATTGCGTTTGCGATTGTCATTGTCGTCTCTCCTTCGTAGTGATACATCATTATCGCACATAACAGAGTAATTGTCAAGAGGTATTGGAGATTATTTTAGAAAATAGTTGCGTGATAGATAGAAATATGCTAAAATGCCGATTAATCAAATAAGTGGGGAAAGTCCTTAAAATCCACTTGTTAACGAATTGTAAGTAGAGGTTTTGAAGTCTATGAATGAGGAGATAACCAAGTCAAAACTGACTGTAAAGCAACGTCTCTTTCTTCATCACTATCTAGGAGATTGCAACTTCAACGCGGCCCGTGCTGCGAAGTCGGCAGGGTATGCAGGGAACGAAAACTCCTGGAGACAGACGGGGTACGACGTACTTACAAATACTTACGTGCAAGCAGAACTCCGAGAGGCACTGAAAGACTGCATGACGCCTGCCGAGATCACGAAGCGATTTACAGACGTAGGACGTGGGAGCCTTGACGATTTCGTGGACATAGACGAAGATGGCCGCGTTACGATCAATCTCAAGAAGGCGAAGGATCGTCACCTTCTCCATACCTTCAAAGGAACCAAGTATTCGGACAAGGGTAGGCTGATTGTAGAGCGTTACGACGCAATGGACGCAATGGAGAGGTTGGCCCGGATTTACCGCATGTTCGGAGAGCAGCAGATAGAGATCGACATGCGCCAGCTTAATATTATCATAGAGGCTTTACCTAATGATCTCAGGGACGACGTTGTACGCGCACTTGAAGCAGACATTTACGAAGAGTGACGCTATAGTACGATACCGAAAGAATCGGGCCAGGCTCAAGAAACGCGCCCTTGCTACTCTCAGGGACTTGAAGATCACCAACGAGAGCGGCGAACTTGTTGACCTCATCTTGAATCCCGTCCAGCGGGAACTGATGGAGCAGTTCGGATTAGACCCTGACGATCCTGCGCCTAAGATTGCCGGGAAGATGCTGCGCAAACGTATCCTCAAGGCACGACGTGAGGGGATGTCCACCATCATCCTCGCCTTGATGTTTCTGGATACCTATAACAACGAACACCGCAGAACCATCATCGTAGCGCACGAGGGACCGTCAACAGAGAGTATCTTTGAGATGGTGGGGCGGTTCTACGATAACCTGCCGACATACAAGAAGATTCCGAAGAAGCGATCCAATCGCAAGGAACTGTTCTGGCAACTCACCGATAGCCGCTTCTACTGCGCCACCGCTGGCACGGACAACGTAGGTTCCGGGTCCACACTGCATAATGTTTTGAAATCAGAGCGGGCAAAGTGGAAGGGCGAACCCAGAGATATTGCTCTCCTCGATGCTTCTCTTGACGAAGCGTGCCGGTTGGGGAATATCATCGAAGAAACCACGGCCAACGGCATTAACTTCTTCTTTGCCGATTGGAACGCCAGCAAGGCAGGCAGAGGCATCTATCAACCCATCTTCTTCGCCTGGTTCGACAATCCCCTGTACCGTTCCCCTGTAGAGATTGGTTTCAAACGCACTGAGGATGAGGAGCGCAGAGCGCAAGCCTTTAACCTCGACGATGAGCAGTTACAGTGGTATCGCAACAAGGCAGAGGAGCGAGGGGAACTGATGCCCCAGGAGTATCCGCATACCCCAGAGGAAGCGTTTATCAGCACCGGCACCCATTACTTTAACCAGGACTGGCTTCATGCGCGCTTGATGGAGTTGCAATCCTCTGAATTTGACCCCATTGAGGGAATCGTCTTCAATCCCGACCATTGGCCCGAACTGCGCGATGTTTACAAAACCGCAGAACTCAAACTGTGGGATGTACCCCAGTCAGGCCATTACTACATCGTGACTGCGGACCCCTCGATGGGCTTGACCGACAGAGGCGATACCGATTACTGCTCTGCGGACGTGGTGGACGCCGACACATGGGAGCAAGTTGGACACCTTTACGGCAAATGGGAACCGCATGACTTTGCGCAGATCCTCAACGAGTTAGGTCACTGGTATAACTTGGCGCTGATGGTGATTCTGAACCAGGGACGCCCAGGCGGAGCAACGACAGAGAATATGCTGAATGTCGTCATCAACCCCAATGACAAGACGATAGGATACCCCAAGCAACGCGGCAGAGGGCATTCAGGGCTGTTCTACTTCGCGCCGTGGGAGATCACCGGCAAGGCGTCAAGAGATGATCCGAAACGTCTGGAAGCAGGATTCCCTGAGAATGCGATGACAAAGCCGTGGATGCTCGGCAAGCTGGTGCGCGGTATCGAAATGGTACCGGGTCTTGTCATCAACAGTAAGAAGACCATTGAGCAGATGATGACCTACATCAAACTTCCGGGAGGTGGGAGTGGTGCGGAGAAGGGTGCGCATGACGACGCGGTATCCTCGATAGGCGCGAACGCCGGAATGTTAAACCTGCGTTTTGAACGTACAGCGGGCAGGAGTGAATTGGAGCCACGTCAACCTACCACCGGCTACGGCAGACGCGGTGCATAATCCGCCTGCACAGACATTAACCCTTGTGGACGATTTCGGCACAAATGTAGGCGAATAGGTTTCTACATAGCACATGGCAAGTATGAACAATCTGTAACATGCTTGCCAACAGGATGATAAGGAGACGACGAAATGGCATGGGTAGTAATTACGAATTGGGGCGTAACGATAACAGATTCCATTAAGGAGCGCGATAGTGTAGCGCGAGAGGAGATGAAAGCACACCATGAACCCTATGTGGTGGAGGTGAAATCATGGCAGGGGCAAGTATCTGGGGAGGAGTGGGATAAGGCGCTAAATCCTGGTTGTGTTGTCAATCCAGGCAGGGGAGGAAGCGCGGTGACGCCTGAGAAACGCGCAGAGATTGAGGCGCGGATTAAGGCGCGGATCGAAGGGGGAGAATGATGGACGAGAATTCGAGCAATGAGTTTGAGCGTGATATGATGGCACGTGAACTGTTCATGCTATTCGTGCAGAACGCCCTGACTGCTCCTGAAGGGTGGGGAACGCGATGGGAGCGTGTGACGGGTAAGGATGTGAAGCAGATGGCAGTGCAGGCGTATGAGGGAGCCGATGCGGTTATCTCAACAGGTAAGGCAAGTGTGGGCGCACCGGGGAAGCGCCGAACAGAAACCGCGAAGGCTGTAGGCGACACGCTAGAGCGACTGCGGGAGATGATAGACCCCAACGATACCGGCAAGG